TCAATGAAGGATGGCTTTTTCTATGAAGAACTTAAATTCGGAGCGAAGGAACAGGTTGCCGTCGATCTGGACAGAATCGCTGGTGTAGCGACTGATCGGGCCGCTGCCAATGAAGTCAGTTGAAAGATAAGAAACGGTCTGGCCGCTTTCGATTGCGAATTTAAAGTCTTCATCGGTTATGAGTTCGAGTTGCACGTAATCGCCTCCTTGGTTACATTTCGGGAGAATAGAAGGAATTTCCTTTCAAATGGCGAATTTCTTTTTCGACAGAGAGGGGAAAAAATTTGTTTACATTTACATATGGACAATTAACAATTTCAGTTGCCGTCTTAATTATTACAGTTTGGGCGGGGGTTAAATATCTCACAAAGGTTAACGTTGATCATATATTCAACAAAAAGTTAGAGAACCATAAGTCTGAATTGCAAAGTTTACAAGAGTATAACAAATTCGATTTGCAACGGAAAATGCATGATTTCAGTTTGTATAATTCAAAAAAACATGCGATATATCCTAATGTGTATGAGTTGTTCCTAAATGCCCAGGGAAGATTGAATGAATTGAGAGGTGGTCGTAGAGTACCGGATTATAAAAACATGAGCAGCATCGAGTTGCGGCACACTCTAAAGGAAATTTATGAACTCGATAATGTTTATTTAGATCCTATTATTGCTTCTTGGGAGACTGAAGACAGGGAGCATCAATACGTTGAGTTGAGAAAATTTATTAAAAGGGTTGAAATCGTTCAGGCACGTATGTCTGTGACTGAGGCAAGAAATCAAACATTACTTCAATGGCTGTATTTCTCCGAAAATATTGCAGAGGAACTGCATCAATTAAGTATTTACATGCTCCATTATTTAGTTGATATTGAATTTGAAGATGAAATGAAAGGCCCTGATGGGGTCGAGCTACGTAAAGCAATGAGTGCCAAGAAAGAAGAAATTGATCGGTTATTAACAAAAGTAAGAGCTGATCTGCAGGCTGAATTAAAAAAAGGGTATTACGAATAAAGCTGCTCACACGAGCGGCTTTTATTATTTTATCTAAGGAGTTGATAGGCGTTTGAATGAGCTCGCTAATCCTTTGAAGAGCTCTAAGACACGGGTTAAGACAGAACGCTGCAACGTGTGTATGAGGAAATTTCACAAGGGTTATTTGGAGAAACACGTGTGCACGGTTAACCGCCTTTTAGATGCTGTCGAAAAAGCTCGAAAAAACTCTATTGATAAAGATAGGTAAAGAATAGGCACATATGTTCGGTGTTTATGGTCGAAAACGGCTGATTTTGAATTTGACGACTAAATTTGAACATCAGTATAATGGTCTTGTCTTCTTATCTCCAAAGTTACAAAGTTCGTATGCTTTTAAGTAATGGCGCGTTCTACGCGCGCTCTGCGGTGAGCGAAGTGTTACCGTGCCTTTGATCTAAAGGCAATTCATATTATGGTTTAAAAACAACATCCCCATTTTGCGATAGCGAAATGCCGAACGATAGTGAGGGGCGGGGAGTGGAGGTTTGGAACGACGGTGAGTTCCAAGGTCTTAAAGGCAACGCACATTGTAACTATATACGTATAACAGGGTCACTCACATTGCGGAGTGGCTTTTTTTGTTGCCTTGATGTCTGAAACTTACTTATGAAACAAGAAAGGGAGATGGATATGAAAAAGAAATTAGTAATCGTTCTTGCAAGTATGGTGATTCTTATGTCTGCATGTACTGAGGCCGATACTGTGTCAAAAAACATTTCAAAGTCTGCTGATTCATTTGAGGTGCAAAGAAGGGTTGTGTTTTTCAACGGTATCACTGATAAATACTTGCTCACCATTGAAGGACTATGTTCGCTCGGAAACAACGACGATCCAAAAAGACTGAGTGTAACTTGCAAGGTTGGAGAAAACACATATAAAAAGCACTATCTAGGATTAAGCGACAATGTTAGCTACCTTGTGGAACAAACTGATGCAATCGATGTAGATCCATTTCATTATCGTATTGTGTTTCGTCCAGAATCAATTATCCCTGATATCGATTTGCAGACAAGTTCAAAATGAAACCGTGGGCCCGTAAGTTCTACAACAGCAAAGCATGGAAGTTATGCCGGGATTCTTATATCGCCAATGTATTCGGATTATGCGAACGCTGCGGTAGTCCTGGTAAGATCGTTCACCATAAATGCTACCTTACACCTCTGAATATTGACGATCCGAATGTATCGCTTAATCATGCGAATCTTGAGTACCTTTGTCAGGACTGTCACAACAAGGAGCATCATGGCAATGACAATGCAGCAGTAATGGAGGGGCTTGCGTTTGATGATGAAGGGAATCTGATCTCAATAGGAAGAGGGTTTGAACGAAAATGATATCATGCCAACCGCTCAAGCAGGAACAACTGGAAACCCCGGACGGGCTTCGTCCTGACGTTATCATTTTTGATGAATGTTTCTTTGGATTGGAGAGTTCGGATTATTCCGAAAAAACTTTCGAAAAAAAGAAAAATAGTTGTTGACTTTCGCGGTTTGTCGACATTTGTCGAATTGTCGAAAATTTTCGGATCAGGCCCCCCCTTCGAAAATCGAGGTAGGACGCGGCTAAGACCGATGTGCCCCCTTCAAATAACACACAGGGCGCGCGCATGACCCCCCTCCCCCATGAAATGAGGTGATGAATATGGCTAGGTTGACCGCCGAACAGAAAGCGGCAAATAAGAAGAAATCGGAGAAGAAAAGGAAGATTACGCTTGAGGAAAAGAGACTTCGAAAGATTTATGAGATTTTGCCGAAAGATCAAATGGCGATCGCTGACGGCCTAATTCGGAGAGCTGCTTTCATGCGGGTGACTTTGGAGGATTATGAAGATGACCTTGGTGACAAAGGTTCTGTTGAGATGTTCAGCCAGTCGGCTCAAGCTGCTCCTTATGAGCGTGTTCGACCCGTAGCACAGCTATATAACACGCTCAACAAGAACTATCAAAGCATCATTAAGCAGCTCACGGACATGCTGCCGAAGCCCGATCCTGATATGACAGCAGCAGATAAGGACAAAGATGACGGATTCGATGGATTCGTGAATAGCCGATGAGCGCTGCACTCAAGCTTTACCCATTAAGTTACAACCCGGTTCTCGATTATTGGGCTCAGATTGAGAGCGGCAAAGTGACGGTTAGCGATAAAGTCCGACGAATTTACCGCAAGCTGGCTGCGGATGTTTATGATCAAAAGTCGGAGTACGAATACAGCCCACGACATGCCAACCACGCCATAGAGTTCATTGAGAACTACTGCAAGCACTCGAAAGGTAAGTGGGGCGGCAAGTCGATAGAGTTGGAACTCTGGCAGCAGGCTTTTATTGCGGCAACATTCGGGTTCATCCATAAAATTGACGGCACCCGCAAATACCGCGAGGTGCTATTAGTCGTTGCCCGGAAAAACGGGAAATCAACAATTGCTTCCGGCATTGGCCTTTATCTGCAGATCGCTGACGGCGAGCCTGGCGCAGAGGTATATGCTTGCGCGACCAAGAAGGACCAAGCAAAACTCGTATGGCTTGAAGCAAAGCGAATGGTCAACAAGTCACCATCGCTCAGGAAGCGTATAAAGCCGCTTGTATCGGAGCTTGTGGGAAAGACCAACGACAGTTCCTTTAAACCGCTCGGAAGCGACAGCGAGACGCTGGACGGCCTCAACGTACACGGCGCCCTGATGGATGAGATTCATGCTTGGAAAGACCGCAACCTTTATGACGTAATCGTAGACGGTACCAGCTCCCGCGATCAGCCTCTTATTATGATGATCACTACAGCCGGTACGATTAGGGAAGCGGTCTTCGATCTCAAGTATGAGGAAGCTGAACAAAAGCTCAATAGCTTAAATGATGTGCTGGAAGAAGGAGAGGCAGACCCGTACGAACACTTTTTACCGATCATCTACGAGCTCGATAACCGGAGTGAATGGACGGATCCGGAGTGCTGGCAAAAAGCAAACCCGGGGCTTGGAACCATCAAACGTATCGACCAACTGCAGACGAAGGTCAACAAGGCCAAGAAGAATCCTATGCTGGTAAAGAATTTACTGACAAAAGACTTCAACGTTCGGGAGACATCAACGGAGGCATGGCTTACTTTTGAAGAACTTAACAACGAGGCTACTTTTGATATCCGCGAACTTGGTCTGACTTACGGAGTCGGAGGTACTGACCTTTCTGAAACGACTGACTTGACTGCAGCCAAGGTGATCGCAATGAGGCGCGATGATCCGACCATATACGTCCTCCAGATGTACTGGCTGCCGGAAGATTTGCTTGAGAAACGGGTCCAGGAAGATGGAATACGATACGACCTCTGGCACGAGCGCGGATTGCTTCGAACAACGCCTGGTAATAGGGTCCATCATAAATACGTTACGGAATGGTTTGTCGAGATCCAAAATGAATACGGCATTTACATTCCGTGGATTGGATATGACCGGTATTCAGCGGTTTATTGGGTTGAGGAAATGGCATCATTTTTTGGGCCAAGCGCAATGGAAGCGGTGGCTCAGGGGAAGGCGACTCTATCCGGACCGATGAAACTGTTGGGAGCTGATCTTGGCGCTAAAAAGGTTAACTACAACAATAACCCGATTGATAAGTGGTGTTTATCAAATACGCATGTTGATCTTGATTTGAAAAACCAGACCATCCAACCACACAAAGGCAAGAACCAGCGGCGCCGAATCGATGGCACAGCAGCTTTATTGGATGCTTATGTAGCTCTCGAGCGCCATCGAGAAGAGTATATGGGACTGATCTAAACTAGCTTATAAAAGGAGAAAACCCCTCCTTACGGAAGGGTTACATCTATACCGCAGGCTGCTGAGATAAACACAAGGATTATCACAATAGTCCGCGGCGCGATGCTGAATTCAAAATTATTAATCTTGATATTCAATTCGTCCACGCTCCTTTCGATTGAGAGATATCCCGTATCCACCTACTTTTTTCAAAGTAGTAACGGTAAAAAGTGTTTACAGGCGAATCACCTGCAATCCACATTCAGTAAACGCCCATTGCTGAACCAGCAGGGCACTTTTCTGACGAGATAAGGATACGTGTTTGGAACAAAAGGATATCGGAATAATCTTCTCGCACTAAGGAACTCTACTAGCTTAACAAAAATTACATATTTTTGGATAGTCGGAACATGCGTTCCGACTGGGAAGGGGGTGAGAATGATTGGGAATGTTCCAGAAGACATTTAGTCGATTTGCTGGCGCTGTCAGAAGTGCATTGAAAATACGCTTCTTGGGCGGTTATAACCCAGTGTTCACGCCTTTTGGTGATAACACGTATGAAAGTGACGTAGTACGTTCAACGATCGATACAATTGCGAGAAATGCGGCAAAGATCAAAGCTAAGCACGTACGGCGAGTAAATGGAAAAGTCCAGAACATGGGCGGTAATATCGAGCGGCTGCTAAGCGTTAGGCCAAACCCCAAACAGAATGCCTATAGCTTCTGGTACAAGGTTTTCACGCAACTGCTGTTACGATCAAATGCATTTATCATCATTGATCGCGCCGGACCATTAGAACGATACCGAATACGAGGGTTTTATCCGGTTGATTGCATCAGAGCGGAAATGCTTGAAACTGAAAATGAATATTTCATTCGTTTCCAGATGAAGGAAGGCCATACCTATATAGTTCCTTATTCCGACGTGATTCATTTACGTCGGTTTTTTAATGCGGACCCGGATTTCGGTAGCGGTAACGAGGTACCGCTACTACCCACTTTGGAACTGATACAGGCAACAAATCAGGGGATTATCAATGCAATAAAATCATCCGCATTCGTTCGCGGGATATTGAAATTTACACAGAATTTGAATCCATCCGACCGGAAGAAGCAAACGGATGATTTTATACGTGATTACTTTAATCCCGAAAACGGCGGCGGGATCGCGGCAACGGATGTCAAAGCAGAATTCACTCCTTTAAATGCTGACCCTAAAATGATCGACGCCAAACAAATGGGATTAATTGAACAGAAGGTCTACAAGTACTTTGGCGTAAATGAGAAGATCGTCAATTCAAGTTATAACGAGGATGAATGGAATGCGTTCTATGAATCGGTCATTGAACCGACTTTTGCCATTCAGACCAGCCTTGAGGTCACAACCAAAGTATTCAGCGACAACGAACAAAACCACGGTAATGAAATTGTTTTTGAAGCTAACCGGCTGCAGTACGCCAGCGTGAAAACGAAGTTGGACCTGATGCAGATGGTCGACCGCGGCGCCATGACTCCTAATGAATGGCGTGAAGTCATGAACATGGCTCCAGTTGAAGGTGGCGACGAGCCAATTCGCCGGCTTGATACAGCAACGGTTAACGCTGCACCAGTGAAGAAGACTCCACCGAAAGGGGGTGAAGAAGAAAATGACGAAGACGACGACGGAGACGAATCCTAATGCGCGATGGAAAGATCGGGAGTTCCGGGAATTCCAATTCGAAATTCGCGCATCCGCATTGACGGAAACAGAGGGTGATGAAGAACAAGCTCTGTACGTTGAAGGCTATGCTTGCCGGTTCAATGAAACGACTGTCCTTTATGAGTATGGCGACATGCAATATAAGGAAAAAGTGGCGCCTACAGCTCTTGCTGATGCGGATATGAGCGACGTGATCTTTAATTACAACCACGGCGGCAAAGTTATGGCGCGGACGCGTAATAAGACGCTCGAGTTGAAGGTTGATAACAAGGGGTTATTCATTCGGGCGCGTCTGGATGGGACGGAGGAAGGCCGCAAGTTATATGAGGAAATTAAAGGCGGCTACATCGATCGTATGAGCTACGCCTATACGGTTAAGGAAGCCTCTTATGACAATGAAACGCGGACTCGTACCGTTCTTCGAATCAAGAAAGTTTACGATGTTTCCGCGGTGGATATTCCCGCTTATGATACAACTTCAATTTCGGCCCGTTCCGCCTTCGAAATGGTTATTGAGAAGGAAGAGCAAGTGGCGGTAGCTGCTGAACGGAGAAAGAAATTGCTGCTTCAAACTTACTTATAAACCCAATTTCGAAAGGATGATTATTCAATATGAAAAAGAAATTTATGCTTGATCTTGATCTTCAATTGTTTGGCGCTGAGGTTGATGCAGAAAAACGCTTCAAAGAAATCGATGTCCGCAAGCAAGAGATCCGCAGCCTGTTGGAAGGTACCGACGATGTAAATCTGGATGAGCTTCAAACTGAACTCCGCGCTCTTCAGGACGAAGAAAAAGAGATTCGTCAGCGCGAAAAACGCGCAGCTATGGCTGCTGCAATCAATACGGGAGATACTGAAGTTCGTCAAACGGCTACTTTTACTCCTGGTGATGTTGCGGATCCAGCTAAAGAAGCTCGTAAAGCCTCTACGGCTCGCGGTAACGCGCTTAAAGAAAATCGCTCAGTAACCGTTGGCTCTGCCGGGGTTATTTTACCTGGATATCAGGCATCGGACATTCGCCCAACTTTCAATGAGGTCTCCAGTCTGGTTGACCGCGTTACCGTTAAGCCGTTGCTTGGTGGTGAAAGTTTCAAACAATCTTATGTAAAAGGTTACGGTACGGGCGATTACACTGCTGAAGGAGCTGATTACGCTTCGGCAGAACCGATCTTTGGATATGCTCAAATGTCCAAATCCAAGATTACTGCTTACGCCGAGGATTCTGAGGAGATTCAAAAATTGCCAGCGGCCGATTACGACAGCGAAGTTATGAAGGGTATCAGTATTGCTGCACGCAAAAAAATCACCCGTGAAATCCTTGTTGGTGACGGCACTACAGATCATCTTACAGGTATCTTCTCGGCGGCGGCTACTGCCATTGATTCGGCCACAGACTTAGCGATCGTATCCATCGACGAAGATACCCTGGATAATATCGTATATTCCTATGGTGGTGACGAAGAGGTTGAAGATGCTGCGGTCTTGATTCTGAATAAAAAGGACCTTAAATCATTTGCAACTCTCCGTGGCGATGATGGCGAAAAAATATACGATGTTGTACCGAACGGAAACACTGGCACTATCGATGGCGTTCCATTCATCATTAACAGTGCTTGTAAAGCTGTTTCTGATGCAACAACGTCTACTGGCCAGTATTCAATGGCGTATGGTCCACTGAGCAATTATATGCTGACAATCTTCTCTGATCTTGACGTTCAGCGTTCCACTGACTTCAAGTTTAAACAAGGCATGATTGCTCACCGCGGCTCCGTCTTTGCCGGCGGCAACGTTGTATCGAAAAACGGCTTCTTGCGCGTCAAGAAAGGTTAGAAGGTGAAGACCAAAGGAGACTTATTATAGTCTCCTTATTTTTTTGGAGGTGTGAAAATGAAGAAATCAAAGAGGCCGCGTACAAACAAGCTTAAAACGGATTTGCAAAATGGATTTTCTGTTAGAGAAAAACATATTGCTGACATTGAAGTTTCATCGGTTGCTGCATCAGCCGCCGCCCCTGCTGGAGCAGTTGCGGCAACCGCGAGTACAGCTTCCACAAAGACCATTACAACAGGCATTAATCAACCAGCATGGCCCCGCAATATAACAGCAACAGCTGGTGGAACTGCCACGGACATTAAGGCTATCCAGGTTGTGGTTGAGGGGACCAACTTTGCTGATGAGAAAATTACAGAAACATTGCCGGCCTTCACTGTAGATACAGCCGGAATTGTAACAGGGAACAAAGCTTTTAAAACCATTTCTAAAATTACAATCCCGGCACATGATGGTACAGGCGCAACCACTTCAATAGGTTTTGGCACTAAGCTGGGGTTGCCTTATCGCCTGGATCGTAACTCGGTAATTGCTGCATATAGGAATGGAGCGCGTGAGGCAACAGCACCGACTATTACGCTAGATGCGGTCGCTATGGAAAACAATACATTTACGCTCAGTAGCGCATTAAACGGGACGCAAGTAAATGTCGAATTGACAGTATAGATGCGTCCCATTGAGGAGGCTAATCGTGGCGATACTGGACGATATGAAAGCCGCGCTGCGAATCAGCAGGAGCAATACGTTATTTGATGGCGAGGTTAACGATCTTATTGAGGCGGCCAAGAACGACCTTCGCCTAGCTGGAGCTTCCCTGGCCAAAACAGAAGATCTAACTGATCCGCTGATTAAACGAGCAGTCACGGTCTACTGCAAGGCTAACTTTGGCTTCGACAACCCTGATGCAGAACGGCTCCAATCCTCATATGAATCCCTGAAAGCTCACCTGACGCTTTCACAGGAATATACGAACGAGGCGGCGCCGTCATGATGTGGAGGGATGCTGTCGAACTCATACAGCCAACAGAAGGGCGCAATGGGTACGGCGAGGTTGTTGAGGGCTACCCGATAAAATCTGGGCCAATACTTGCTAATAAGAAGTCAGTCCGGCAGTCGGAGTTTTATCAAGCCGCAGCGTCCGGCATGAAGCCGGAGATTGTATTCGAGGTGAGGGCGGAGGAATATGCCGCCCAGCCTCAATTGTGTTTTGAGGGAACCGTGTACCACATCATTCGGACCTTTTCGAGGACTGGCGAGAAACTGGAGCTAATCTGCTCTCGCTTTCCAATGGAGGCGTAGACGATGGCTAAGGACAAGGGCTTCAAGATTGATGGCATGGACAATCTCATCAAGATGATGAACAAATTGGAACGTGTTCCGCAGACGGTTGTTACCAGGGCAGCTCGGGCGGGTGCGACAATCCCATTGAAAGCAGCCCGGAAGAACGCGCCGGAAGATACGGGCGAATTGAAACGAGGCATTGTGCTCAAGGCAGAGCGCCGGACGAAGATCGGCAAGAAGGTGTATGACATCATGATGGATCCGGCCAAGAATGATTTATTCGTGAAGTACGCCAAAGACGGCACCCGCTATTACTATCCGGCTTCCCAGGAGTACGGGTTCATGACTGAAGACGGCCGCTACATTCCCGGCTACCGCTATTTACGAAATGCCATGACAAACAACGTCAAAGCGATTGAAGCCAAGGTAGTCGAGGTTGCCGGCAAAGAAGTCATGAAGGTTATGAGAGGGTGAGGATTGCATGACATTCGAGGAGGCTCTGACAGCCGAATTGAGCGCTGTTCCTGAGCTGGTAGGCAAGATATACCCACTCGATGCCTCTAACGCTCCTAAAGCGCCGTACGTGGTCTACATCTCGAGCGAAGGAGAACCGACGAAGGGGCTTGACGGCTTCATCGGCGGGCAAAGCGTCGATGTTGAGTTAAACATCATTGGTGCAACATACAGCAGCATGAAAGAACTGACCAGAGCGGTTATAACGATACTCAAATCTTTTGAACTGCGGCAGATCGGCAGCGAGGGACCTTACATTCAAGAGTTAACTTATCAGAAGCCGGTTGAACTTTACGAATCGGCTCCCAAACTCCACCGCTGCCTAATTGATTTTCAAGTTTACTTTTAAGGGGGAAACCAAGTGCCTAAAAGCAAAGCATCAGGAACCAAAATTCAAATTGGGGCAAACTACGTGGCCGAACTGACTTCGATCAGCGGTCCAGAATTATCTGCGGACACGATCGATGTAACAACGCTCGACAGCAACGGCTGGCGGGAATTTCTGCAAGGATTAAAAGATGGTGGAGAGGTTAGTATATCCGGCTTTTTCAATACGAGTGACATTGGTCAAATGGCTGTCTACCAAGCATTTAACCAAGGATCATTGGATTCGTATACCATACTCTTCCCGCCTGCCCTCGGAGCCTCGTGGACGCTCAACGGAATCGCGACCGGCATTTCTACTAGCGCAGAACTGGAGGACGTCGTCAGCTTCGAGGCGACAATCAAAGTCTCCGGCGCCCCGGCACTCGGACTTACACCTTCTGGGGGCTTAACAGCATTGTCCTTGACAGGCGCAGGTGGCGCTCTGACGCCGACATTCTCGAACGGCAACTATCTGTACACCTTCAGCGGCGTGACTGCTACAAGTGTCACACTGACTGCTACAGCAGCTAATCACACGCTCGCTTTGTACATTGACGGAGTCTTATCGCAGGCTCTCACAAGCGGATCTGCGTCCGCTGCAATCCCTGTTACTTTGAACGTTGGTAAGAAGCTGACGATCTTGGCTACAGAGTCCGGCAAGACAACGAAGGTATACGAGGTAACAGTCGCTAAGACAGCCTAATTAACTGCCGGGGCTTCTGCTCCGGCTTTTATATTTTAAGGAGGAACATTCATGCCAAACGAAAACCAGAACAATAACGATGTTGTCATTATCCATTTGGACCGTCCGCGCGAGCTGCGTTACGGTCATAAGGCTTTGAAGCGTCTTTCCGCAATCACAGGGAAGAGCATTGAGGACTTGGAAGCCAACAGCTTCGACCTGGAAGAAGTCGAGAAATTCCTTTACTGCGGCCTGCTATCCGACGCCCAAAAGAATGACGAGGACCTGAAGCTCGATCAAATGGAAGACCTGTTAGATGAGGCTGCTAGGTTCTCAGACATCATCGAAGCAATGCAAAAAGCGTTTTCCAATGCGTTCGGCGATTTCGCAACTGAGGGAAACGAGCAGCCGGCGGGGAAGTAGATGGCGACGAACCACCTGATGATTCCCCATTCGATTGGCAAAAGTCGCTGCGGATGGCATTCCGGATCGGCTTGAAAGTGCATGAATACGACGAGATGACTCCTCATGAGCTCAACATGATGATTGAGGAGTGGAGCATCGGGGAAAAGAAAAATGATCAACGTTTAGTCGAAGCGGCCTACCTGGGTGCGTATTACAACCGCGTTAAGAAATTCCCAAGCGCTGACAAGGTGTTTGGATCCGGAAAAGAAGAGAAACCGAAGAAACAGACCGCTGCAGATATGCTGGCGGAGGTGAAACGTCTAAACGAGGCTCTCGGCGGCACGACTTACTAGGTGCTCAATCGAGCGCCTTTTTTATTTGTCTATGAAAGGAGGTAGACACTTTGGCAGTAGTAAAAAACCTAATGATCCGGGCCGGGGCGGACTTCTCTGGCATGCGGAACGAAATGAAAAAGGCTCAGCAGAACATATCCGATTTCAAAAACAAGGTCTCCGGAGCAATGAAGACAATCACCGCGACATTGGCTGCTGTTGGCATCGGTGCTGTATTTAAGGATGCAGCCAAGCAAGCCATGACCTATGAGGCGGCAGTCCAGCAGATTAACCGGCAGATGGGGACCAGCGCAAAGGCTTTTGACGATTGGGCCAAGAGCGGAGCAAGGGCATTCGGATTAGGACGGACGAGCGCGATTCAATACGGCGCGACATTCGGCAACCTAATCAGCAGCTTCGCAAGCGGTACGGATGATGTGATGAAGAAAACGCAAGACCTGCTGAAAGCTGCCGGCGTCGTCGCATCAGCAACGGGGCGCAGTATGCAAGACGTAACAGAGCGCATTCGTTCCGGCCTGTTGGGCGAGACGGACGCAATTGAGGACCTGGGCATTAACATCAACCAATCCATGCTGACATCTACAGCGGCATTCAAGCGGTTTGCTGGCGATAAGTCATGGTCGCAGTTGAGCTTCCAAACACAACAGCAGATCTTATACTTCTCAATCCTGGAACAGGCATCAAGGAAATACGGCGACACGGTGGCAGACAATACAAGTACTAAACTCCTGATGTTCACCGAAACCATGAAGGATGTGAAGACGGCGCTCGGGCAAGTGTTCTTGCCTATATTGAATGTTGTTCTTCCGATCCTGACAAAGCTGGCGCAGGGACTTCTCTACGTCATGAACATAGTGGCACAGTTCTCACAAGCATTATTCGGCAAGAGCGCAGCTAAGCAAACACAGACTCAGACGAAAGCAACCGGGGCACAGACTGCTGCTGTCGGGGATCTTGGCGACGCCTATAAAGCAGCTGGAAAAGCCGCTAAGAAAGCTGCGAGCAATCTCGCAAGTTTTGACGAGACCCACAACCTCGATGACAATTCGGACTCCGGAGCTGGGGACGACAAAGGGGCAGGTGCAGGCGGCGGGATTGATGCAACGACGATTCCACCGCTCGATATGGGCGGGTTTGCAGAATCTACTGTCGCAGTATCCGAGAAGATCAAGGCCATGGCCGACAAGGTCAAGGCTGCTATCGGCAGCATGTCTGACTTCATCAAGGAGCACAAAGACATCATTATCGCGGCACTGTCCGGCATCGGCGCAGCCCTCGCGGCGGCATTCCTTATCAGCAAATGGGGAGCCATCGTGAAGGGGGTAACAAGCGCTATGTCCAGCATCGGGTCAGCGTTCGCCCTCCTTGTCTCGCCTATTGGATTAATTGCCATTGCTATCGCAGCTGCCGTCGCGGCGTTCGTTTACTTCTACCGGACTAATGATAAATTCAAAGGCTTTGTTGACGGGATCCTGAAGGCAATCGGCGAGGCTGCTCAATGGTTATGGGAGAAGGCGCTCGTTCCAATGGGCGAATGGTTGGCGACAAAGGGTGTTGAATACTGGAACAAGTTCTCCGAAGCGATGCAGGTCCTTTGGAATAACGTCCTGAAACCTTTCGGTGCGTGGCTCATGGATGTGCTGCCTAAAGCGTGGCAAGCCGTGCAGAATGCCGCCGAGTGGCTTTGGAAGAATGTCCTCGTACCATTCGGGGAGTTCATGACAGCGTTGTGGCAAGGCGTACTGAGCCCGATGGCTAGCATCCTTGCAGACGTGTTGGCAATTGCATTCGATGTCGTATCGAAGGCTGCTAAATCCCTTTGGACGAACGTGCTCGTGCCATTTGGTAAAGCCTTGGGAGAAATGTTCGGTCCCGCTGTAGAAGCGGTGTCCGCCGTACTTACCTTCCTATGGCAAAAGGTAATGCAGCCTCTGCGCGATTTCATTGTTAATAATGCAGCGCCCGCATTCAACGTATTCGGCGATGTTCTGACCACTGTTTGGAACACTGTGCTGAAGCCACTCGCTTCATATATCGGAAATGTCTTTTTGAGTGTATTCGACAACACATTCAGATCCATCGGGACCATCATCAACGGCGCTAAAGATATCTTCATCGGCCTCATGACTTTCATCACAGGTACATTTACTGGCGATTGGAGTAAAGCATGGGATGGAGTACGCCAGATATTTAAAGGAGTCTTCGAGTCTTTGTGGGGCATTGTCAAATTCCCGCTCAATATGATCATTGACGGAATCAATGCGGTTATCGAGGCGTTAAACTCCATTCATATCGACATCCCTGAGTGGGTTCCTAAGTATGGCGGCAAGTCGTTTGGCATTAATATTAAACCAATTCAGAAGCTGGCTCGCGGTGGTATTGTGGACGGTAAAACGAATATGGGCAACTACATTGCTGGTGAGGCCGGTGCGGAAATGATCGTCCCTCTCGAGAACACATCGTTTACGGACAAGATTGCCAGCGCACTCGGAACTGCTGTCATGACGGCTATGCAAATGGGCCAAGGCAACAACCGCGGCGGCGGAGACACGATCATCCAGATCGGCGGGGTAGAGGTTGCGAGGGTTATCCAGCCTTACATGCAAAAAGAAACCAGCAGGATCGGCGGCTCCATGATTACAGCAACAGGGGGGTGAGGTATTGAGCCAACCTCTATTAACCATAAATGGAGTTGTAATGCCGACTCCTTCTCCGGGCGGGTACACCGTTACTAAACAGGACCTGGTGAAATCGAACCGGAATGCCCGCGGGACCATGATTAAAGAACTCATAGCCACTAAGGATAAAATCGATCTGCAATGGGTTTACCTAAGTGCTGCGGATTTGGCTAAGCTGCTGCAAGCCGTCTCCGGAAACTTCTTTGATGTGAAATATCTAAATCCGCAGAACGGGTTGTTCCGGACGGCTTCCTTCTATGCGGGCGACCGATCAGCTCCGGCCATGGACTACATTAACGGCATTATCCGATACAAGGACGTGAAATTTAATTTGATCGAAAGATAGGTGGGCGCTATGTATCCAGTAACAGCAGGCTTTCAAGAAGCGATCTACGCGCCTACCAGACGCGTCACCGGCAAGGTAACTTTCAACATCGTAGACATTACAGCAGCAGGCGACGTCAGCAGCATAGTAGCGAATGGCGGGCTTACATTGATCAGCAATACCTCGCAGCTAATCGACAACAAGCGCGATGCTACATGGAACCTAGCAACACTCGAAAAGGACCGCTTCCGGTTGGACGGTTCTTTTTCTTTTCCTGACGATACGACTCCGGCCAATAACGGCGAGGTCGGCTATGTTGGCACGTCGCTCTGCGGGGCTGATGGAGTGTTCACGACACCTCAGACCATCGAGATTAACTTCAATTCAACGCATCGGAGCGCGGGGACATCGATCACCTTCGACCCGTTCAATAACGAATATGCAGTCGATTTCAACATAAGCGCTTATAACGCCTCCGGTGTCTTAATTTCAAGCGTAGATAAGGTCGGCAATACCGCTCCACTTGTTCCGCTACATGGCGAGCTGCTGGATTACAAAAAGATCATCGTGACCATAACCAAGTGGAATGTCGGCAACAGGCGGGTCCGGGTGCTGGAGATTGATTTCGGAATTGTCGAAGTGTACACCGACGATTCCCTTGTCTCCTTCGATTTGATTGAGGAGATGGACATGACCAGCGGGCAGCTCCCTTCGCCGGAATTTCGGTTCACCGTAGACAATAGCGACCGCGCCTTCAACATCCTGAACCCGACCGGCTTTTATAAGTACTTGCAGCAGCGGCAACAGATCGATGCGGAGCTCGGCGTGACGGTCGAAGGCGGACTTATCGAATATGTTCCGGTAGGCCGGTACTTTCTCGTTGACTGGACCAGCGATGCAGGGGCGCTGACGGCCTCTTTCACAGCCCGGACTACCCTCGACCTTATGGCGAATTACGAGTATGAGCAGCTTACGCCGAGCGACAAAACGCTCTTTGCTTTGGCCTCTCAGCTATTCGCTACATGCGGCATTACGAATTACAGTTTGGACTCATCGCTCAATGGTGTATCGACTAACTCAATGGCGAAGAAAACGGACTGCAAAAGCGTGTTGCAGATGGTTGCCATTGCCGGCCGCTGTAACGTATTCATCACCCGGGGCGGAACCATCACACTGAAGCGTTTGATCGACTTTACCCTTGCTGATCGCGTTGACTTCGATAACGCCTATGACGAGCCTGAGTTCGTGCAGGAGAGCATCGTTAAGCAAGTGGATGTCTCATACTGGACGGACCTCGACACGTCTGCTGTGAGCTCTGTGAGCGCCGCGGGAGTGGATAGCGGAGATACGCTTAAGCTTGATCAGAACACCCTCATTAACACGGCTGCCGGGGCTACGGCGGTGGCTGATTGGATTCTCGCTCAAACGCAGTTCCGAGCAAAGTCGAGCATCAACTGGCGCGGCAATCCGGCCCATGAACTCGGTGACTTTATCGCAATTGAAAACTCCTACGGCGCTGATCTACAGGCACGCATCACGAAGACGAGCATCACATACCAAGGCTACCTCACAGCGCAGACAGAGGCTAAGGGGGCGGTCAGCTAATGGCATGGATTACTCCCAAAATAGACTGGCTCTCGACTAACTCCATTAATGCAGAAGACTTCAACCGGATCGAGAACAACATCAAGGAAGTCGCAGCTTACCTTAATTCGATTCAGTACACCATGCCGTCGCTGACCACTGTAACAAACCGGACGCAGTCTTACGTCGACTTCCTCTCGAGCATCAAGCGCATTGAGCAGAACCTGGAGGCAATCCGGGCGGCATTCATCACGCCTGCGGGATATCCCGGCACTAAAGCATGGGGCCCGGGCGTCCGGTTCAATTGGGAGGATGCCAACCGGCTGGAGACGAACGTCAAGCTGCTGATGGACTTCGGCGTGCTAGTCTACCAGAGCTTCCGGTACTGCGGGGCCGCGATATGCGGTGAAACATTCGTACTATATCCAAATAGTTAGGAGGCGGCTTTTATGCCAGGACAGGTGCATGACAGCACAATCAGCTCCATCCTATCGCATCTTTCGGCAAACCTCGGGAGCATTGCGGTAGCGTCCGGAGCGCAACCTGCGGTGGGAGCTGCCAGCCTGATCGGAGAAATGGCGCGGAAAGATGCTGCTGCGGTCGTTACGGCAACCACGCTGACGAAGACCACCGTCTTCTCCGAAACTGAAGGTAACGGAGCTATCCGCTCTATTGGACTGCTAGGTGCTGCCGGGCTGGTCAGCTCGGACGCGATCATCAACAAGACAGCATCGCAGAGCCTGACCGTAGCCGTTACCATCGAGGTGCAGCGGACATGAGGCGGATAACCTGCATCACGCAGCATAACCAGACTCTCGCTGTTCCAACGCTGGTCAGCAAGACCGTACGAGCCGCGGTACCCGAGACAATCGAGAGCGTCAATGTTGCGGGGCTGATAATCAAGGCAACGGTCACCTATTGGCTTCACACATACCGCAATGCCGGAGACAGCCAGCCGTTATATGCGGCGACCTGCGGCGTTGACGCTTATATCTAAGGGGCGGAAATCATGACGGGAACTTATATCGTACAAGGCGCGGACATGGAATTCCGCTTCACCATAAATGATCAGAACGGCAATCCAATCAACTTGACGGGGGCAACGGTTGAACTTAAGGGCGACACCTTTACCAAGGCATGTGACATCGAGGACGCCGCGGCTGCTGTTGTTAGCGTCTGGCTTGGCCCGGAGGAATTGACCAAGGGCGATCACCTTTACCGCGCTGATATCATCATCACGTTACCGGACAGCACGGTCTTCAAAGCTTATGAGCAAGTTGAATTTTATGTAAGGAAGGCGGTATAGCATGGCATATACAAAGACGACGTGGCTGGACAGAATTGTACAATTCGCCAATCGTTACACGAAAAGCAATGAAACAACAAACAGCGTCGATTTGTCAGCGAGCCCCGGCACGGTCACTCAAGCAGGCACGCCACTGAGTGCTTTTAACCTGAATAAGATCGAGCAAGGTATCGCGGACGCGCACGATATGCTGACTGCTGCCGGGACGCTTCCGTTCGTGCTGAAACGCGGGCTTAACATCGCGAGCACTACGGGGCCGAGCCCGGGGAATGTGACGGTGTACGGGCGGACGCTGGTGAATTTGTTAGGTAAGGTCGGCGCATTTGACGGTGGCGACGGAACGGTTGCAAGTGGGTGGTCAAAAGGCGCATTCGGACAATATGTGGCGGCAAACGGCACTCAAACTATAACCGCTCTTGCGGGCGACACGAGCACCGAAAGGGTCGTTGCAAGATCAAATGCCTTTACGCTTTATGCAGGTAAATACTATATCTTCCTCGTTGACGTCACTGTTACCGGGACTGGCAGAGGGTTTGCGCAAGTCTACTCACCTACTCCGTTGTTAAGTGTTCAGGATAGCACAACTACGAATAGAACCATTGCTTTGAAAATCCAACCTGCTGCTGATCAAGTAGTTTCTATTTACCTTAAAAATACCGAAAATACTGGCGGGACAGGTTCAGCAGTATTTGATAATGCTCGATTTATCGAAGTATCAACTGCTGACTTTACAAAAGCTAACGTTGATGTCGATTGGACAGGCGATAAATTAGCTGAGAAGTTACCTTATATAGAAAGCGTGAAACACCTGCAAGGCGCTGCGGTGCGGAAGGTTGGTAAGAACCTTGTTCCACCGTTTACAGATCCGGCTTGGACATTACATTCTCTTGCAGCAGTAGACAGCCCTTATTCGCTTACGTTGAACGCTACCTCTACGGGGTACAAAGTGAGTACCATAATGATTCCTTCCGTAGCCGGGCAGACATACACGTTCAAAATGGGTGGGAACGGCTGGAGGTATGTGGACGCTTACGCATCTGACCAAACGACGAATCTAGGTTCCCGGGTGGCATACGCGCAAGCGACGGCATCCCCTGTAACTTTTACAACTCCAGCCAATACAGCTTACTTAAAAATCGGTTTAGATAATGGAAACCTGATTAATACGTTTACTTTTACCGATCTGCAACTAGAATTGGGCTCCGTGGTGGTGGCGTTCCAGCCATACAACGCCGATTACTTCAACGTGCCGACGATTCTCGCATCTAATCTTGACGGAAGCATTCGGGACTCGGTTTATGTCCGTGACGGCCAGTTGGTCAAGCTTAAGCGGTGGATTACAGGCGTTCTGTTGGATGGTTCGCAAACGTGGTCAAATTCCGGACTATCTTCAACAGGGTTTAAAGAGGTTAGAATGGCTGCTCTAACTAACGCCATCGGCGGAGCGCTTTCTTACGCTCAAGCCTATTTAACACGTCCTGATGGTCAGCCTATGAAGTATGGCACATCGACGGCAGAGATTAACAGTTTTTATATCGCAACATCGGACAAAGTCCCGTATTTCCGTATTTCGAATAGTGACACAGGATTCGCCGATGCGTATACGCCAAGCGTTGCCGAATGGAAAGCTTTTTTCTACGGCTACAAAATGAACAACGGCACGTTCGGTACGCCATACGACGGCACCGGCACGAAGACATGGACGCTCTGGAACGCGACTAGTAACACTGGCGCGGTCACGACGGTTCCGTCAACACTCGCTGCCGGATTCACGCCATACACGTTGGATTACGTGCTGGCAACATCCGTCGAGGAGGTAATCTCCGGTGACGTGGGTTCTATCGCGCTGGCTCCGGGCGGGAACCAGTTGGAGTTGCTTGAAGGCGTGATCGTGCGGGAGAAGGTGACGCCTAAGCTTTCGGTTGGTGCAAATCCGAACTTGTACCATATCAATAACGCGGATACCAATTACGGGGACCTGTCCACTGGCAAATTGAAAAACCGTTCAGCCAAAATAATCGCGATCTACAAAGACCGTAACATAGACCCTAGTTGGACAATTAAGACTGGCGGCACCTCTTATGGGTTGGATAGAGCGGAATGTACTCAAGCTAATTTCGATCCGAACGCCGACTACTTCGTCACCTACATCCTGCTCGAAAAATACCTTTACACCGCCAATGCCACAGACGCCAAGGTCGAGTACCAGACAACGCTCGGCGGCACAGTAGCGCAGAACACGCAGGACATTGCGGACATCAAGACGCGTGACGGCATTCAAGACTTCGGGCTCGATTACATTGAAGCAAAGGCGGACAACCTGCGGATTGACTATGACGGCCATGCAGCGAAGACGACCAGCGTTCACGGGTCTACAGCGGTACCCGCAGCAAACAAGATTGCAATGTATGACGCTAACGGGTTGCTCGTTACCGGAACCCCAACAGCAAGTGGACATGCTACTAACAAGAATTACGTAGATACGTTGGATTCATTCGTTACGCCGAGCGACAACATCCTCTTGTCGTTACCAGTTGAACGCGGGGGCGGCACGTCTCAATGGAAAGTAATTAACCTGAAGTATGGCGGGAAATACAGAATCAAAATGGAAGTCCGCTCAACAGTTGCTGGTAACACAGGGAGGGTGAATGGCCGTTTTGGTTGGAGTGTGTTAAGTACTTCGCAAAACGAATTAGCTTTCGACTCATCTTCGACGACATACAGTCAGGTGGTTATTGAAACACCGTTCTTGCCGCCGAATATGATCCTCCAGTTGTACATCAACAGCACACCATACCCATATTTCCGAAATGTTCAGGTTTGTGGAGACTTAGTGCCATCTAATCCAAATACGCTCAGCGGGGTGGACGTGTAGATGAAACTGCTAATTGAGTATGACAAAGGTAATGGTTCGTTACTTGCGGCGATTCCTAATGGGGTCGCCTTTGTTGATGAATTGCCGGAAACCTCCGGAAGCTGCATCGTAGAAGACGAGGAATTGTCTAAGCAAATATGGGAGTCACACAGCAACGGCGGCGCAGTCACGATCACTATCACAGATGACAGAGTGACGGCTGACGTTACTCCTGTTGAGCCACCTGCTCCGTTACCGACGTTAGAGAAAATCAATGCGATGCTAGCACTCGAACTGGCAGATACGCAGTTCCGGTTGCAGGCTGCCGAACAGGCGCAGGCCGATCTTATCCTTAATCTTGTCCTGAAGGGAGTGCTGTAAATGAACTGGTATCCGCTAATCAAGAATTATTATGATCGAGGGTTCTACTCCGCCGCGCAGGTTCGCGTGTTCGTTGAGGCTGGGAAGATCACGTCCGAACAATTCCAAACCATTACAGGCGAGGTATACGAGAGCCCTGCTGCTTAAGCGGGGCTTTTCTTATAAGGAGGAAGCAAGCTGATGATTAAACAACTAATGCTCAACATCTCGACAGCAGCCGTGGGGTCCGGCCCGAAGGAATCATTGCTCGGCGGTACCTTCGCGGTCATCGTGACGACTATTACTGCAGCTTTAGGAGGGTGGGATGTTGCTTTGCAGGCTTTGCTATATGCCATGGCTTTTGATTATGTAACTGGGCTTCTCGCTGCTATTAAAGATAGAAGGGTCGACAGCGATGCAATGCTTTGGGGCGGCGTCCGTAAGATTGTTGTTCTCGGAGTAATTGCCCTGACTGTTAAGTTCGATGTTCTCTTTGGATACGAGGAACCGGTGCTCCGGACGATTGCATTTTACTTCTACTTGGGGCGCGAAGGCTTGTCGATCGTAGAGAACTTGGGTAAGCTCAACATCCTGGTACCACAGGCCATCAAAGACCGCCTCGTACAACTGAAAGGGGAAGGTGAAAAGGATGCAAGCGAAGTCGGCAAGTAATGTTAAGGTGATCGACGTCTCGCACCATCAAGGCGCGATTAATTGGACTTCCGTTAAGTCGGACGGTGTGCAGGGCGTTTTCATCAAGGCGACTGAGGGCAGGACGGTCCTTGACGACAAGTTCGATGTTAACGCCAAGGGAGCTGCCGCAGTCGGCCTTGCAGTCGGCTATTACCACTACGCACATCCGGAGAATAACGACGCCCTTGTCGAGGCTGCTAAGTTCGCCAGCACAGTTAAGGGTTATAAAGCGGACTTCCCACATGTGCTGGACGTGGAGGGTAAGGCTGAGACGGTAGGCGGTGGAAAGCTATCTGCTTGGTGCGTGGCCTGGCTGCAGGAGGTAGAACGGATCACAGGCCATCCGGCTATGGTCTACACCGGGGCTAACTTCGCGAAGACTTACCTTGGCAAGCAACTTGCGCCTTGGCCGCTCTGGATCGCGCATTACGGGGCTACGACGCCGATGGCTAACAGCACATGGGATAAGTGGTCGGTCTTCCAATACACGTCCACAGGGGCTGTAAAGGGCATCACTGGTAACGTCGATATCAACGCAATGGAGAAAGTTTTCTACGACAAGTATACGAAACCTCCGGCACCCGTTAAGAAGGAGTATAGCATGGAAGAAGTTGCTGTCTATGTCGATGGCGTGAAACTCGTAGACGGCCTGTACGACAGCAAGGCGGGCATCACCTATGTCCCGGTCCGTTCGGTTGCGAATGCGCTCGGGGCTGACGTGAAGTGGAATGAGGAAGCAAAACGAGTCGATCTGACGAAGAAATAAGGAAAGCCCACTGGCCAATGCGGCTGGTGGGCTTTTTTGCGTTATTTAAACAGCTTGCGCATGTCATCGAAATTAGCTTGCGTTTCGGCATCATCGCTCTGTGCATAGACAAAGCCGAGCTTGCCTTCCATGTTCAATACAATTAGCTCTTTGCTGGTATCGTCCTTACTCTGCACAAGAACGACCTTTCCTTTCAGCCCCGAAGTCTCATAGTCCTCCGAAGCAACGACCACTGGATTCTTAAACATATTTTCTTCCGAAGGTGTCGCATCTTGGCCTAGTGCAAAGATAGATTGTGTATCCGGCCGGATCTTCTCACTAACGAATTTCTTCGCTGCTTCCCTATCCGTACCATTCAGATAAATGTTAACGTAGTCCAGAGCAAGTTGCTCGTCTGCCGAAAGCTTCTTAGCTTCTTGTGGCGATGAAGGCTCCTGCGTTACTTCTGGTGTTGCTGTGGCTGCCTCCATAGAAGGAGACTCTGCCGCCACTGTGGCTTTCGCTTCTTTAGCCGGCTCGTTATTGTTGCCGCCGCATCCCCCGAGAATGGCTGCTGTAATTAATGATAAAGCCAGTACGGATAATTTCTTCAAATCTGGCACCCCTCACAAGTTTTTGGAATTAATACCCACTATAATACAAACCCTTCTGACCTACCACCCAAAATCTCTCAACGAAACATCTTCACCGGTCATCTTCCGGATCGCTGCGACAAGTGCGTTCTTCGAAATATCCCGCAGCGGCTCGTTCTTGCTGCATGCCTTGGTCACTGTGTCTTTGCTCACTCCGCTTATACGCACCAGCTCCCCATGAGGTATCTTTTTTTTATCAACAAACTCCCCGAAAGGACTTCTCGCCTTACCTAATCCATACATACTTATCCACCCTCGTTCCATATTCCTAACTCTTTTAAAGTGTGGACAAATCTACTGAAAAAAATACAAGCAGGTCCGAGAGAGTTAGGAAACATGAACAAGCTTCCCCCATAGGCTAGTGACATAACCAGTGATTAACCGACAGGCTTCAACAGCTTGGTAATGGTAACACCGGTGGCGACAGCTTAGAGGAGGCGATTGATGGCATGAGCATTCTAACAATCGACGGTGGCGGTTCGACAATAAAGGTCTATGACGGCGATCAGGTCCGGCAGTTCCCGTCAACAATTAGCTACGACTGGCGTCCGCGGAACATCGAAAGCAAAGGGCAATTCGATTTCGAGTGGGAGTACAACGGCGAGAAAGGCTTTGCCGGCACACTGGCGCAGCGGGAGAGTGATTGCGCGGATAGCTTAAAAGGAGACACGAAAGCACATCCGGAGGCGGCCTTGCGTGTATTGCTTGCATTACACCAATACTGCCCGGACCCGGCGCCAAAGATCATTGTCGGCCAGCCGATCAAGACGCACACGCCTGACGAAAAGAATGCAATCAAAGGAATGCTCCTAAACCGCAGGCATGACATCACGGTTAACGGGCAGCGCCGCATTATTTTGATTCAACGTTGCGAGGTCGCGGCGGAAGGTGTATCTGCCGGCCTGTTGATTCCGGTCGGCGGGACTATCCGGGTTATTGATATCGGCAGCGGGACCGTGAACTTCGGGACCTTAATCGATAGGCAGTTCAATGATTTGGGGAGCTTTACGCTAAGCACAGGAGTGGAGACGACGAGAGGCGGTGTAGCGGCGCTGGCTCATCAAATTGCTCGAGCAGCGAGGGCGGCAAAGTGGCAGCCAGAGGAGAAGGTCAATCTGTGCGGCGGCGGTGCTCTAGTGATGTTGGAACTGCTGAGACCGTACTTCCCGAATGTTGGGGTTATTCCGGATCCGGTTACGGCCAATGTTCGGGCATTCCATATGATCGCGAGGAAGGTGTATGGCTAAGAAAATCAATAAGGTGCCGGTTTGCTTTAATATGCTGGACCCGGACCAGGCGAAGATGCATGAATGGGTGTGCAGCCGGCCGAATAGGTCGGGTTATCTCAAGAGGCTTATTCAGAGGGATATGGAAGGCGGATCGGCGGTGGCTAGTTCTTACCATCCTGCTGCAGCTGTCGGAGACGATGAATTCAATGCAAGTTCATTCATATGAGGAGGAATTATCGTGACAATCAAAATTAACGGAAGGGAGATCGAGAAGATTGAAGAGCTCGAAAGATTGGAACAGCACTACTTCGAAGTTCTCAAGACAACAGCTTATATTATCCTCGGCTGTATCGCTGTCGTTTGTTTGCATGGGGTTATTGACGCCCTTGCCGGCATGGGCTTTGATTTCGGGACGGATCGTCTCATCAATGCTTTTAAGGCGTTTAAATAGCAAAAACCGCCATGGGCGCAGTACGGGCAAGGCGCTGCGGGCGGTTTACCCTCAGCCTATGACATCCAATCGTAAATGATGCAAGTACAGGAGGGAGATCATGAAATTTTGTTTGACTGAGGCCGGGATGTGCGAAATCGTACCGCTGCCACATAACTATAGCTGCAATCAAATTAACCATATCGAGCGGTTCCTTGAGAAGGTGAAAGCCGGCGCGCGGATCATAGTCGAACACATCGATCGCCATAAGGTGATATACCGGATTGGCGCCATGACACTGGTGCTACTGATCGGTTTAGATGTGACGGCGTTCGCTGCTGATGCCAGTATCGATGCAAACGCAGGTAAGCTTTACCACAAACTCATTGGAATAGGGAAATGGGTCGTTCTAATCAAAGGTGCATTCGACACGATCAGCTCCACGGTTCAAGGTGATTTCGTGCAAGCTCGTAAATCGGGGTTAGCGTATCTGCTGGTGTACGTAATCTTACTGGGTCTTCCTTGGGCCTTTAACCAAGTAGAAGTCCTGTTTGAGGAAGTGACCTGATATGCCAATGAAATTCCGTATTTCATCAGAGTATGGAGTGCTGGAGGAGATCCGCGGCGGCCGGGTCCACAGTGGTATTGATCTGGCAATGCCGCGGGGCACTGAGCTCCACAGCATTGCTGACGGCACAATCGAGAAAGTCGTTCATAACAACTTGATTGGCAATGGCGTTCACGTCCGGACGGCGGATGGCGACGTTCATATTTACGGACACCTCGACAAAGTATCCGTTCGTCCTGGCGAACACGTTGACGCAGGAGATCTGCTAGGGCTCAGCGGGAACACCGGGCACAGCACCGGACCGCATCTCCACTTTTCACTGCTGCATGACGGCAAGCCCGCGGACCCGACTTCTCTGGTCAATGCTCTACAGCATTACTCCGGAGAGATTGCGGGTCCGTCATTCCTCGGAATTAAAGGTCCGGCGCTGATGATTACAGACCACTTTACACACGGCAGAGGCATTGGTGACGCTGTGAAGGATCAATTGGCTCATAGTATGGCGGCACACGTTCTGGATTGGCTGCAGGCGGCTTCTATGGCCCTCTATGAATTGAGCTATGGAATTGGACTGATTGGATGTGCTGTGCTTATTATCCTTGGCACAGTGGGTCTCAAGAACGGATACAGATGGGCTGGTCTAACTTTTACATCAGTGGCATTAATACGATACTTGTTGGGCGGTGTGGCAAAGTGAAGAGCATTGCAATTACGAAATACCTGCAGGTAACAAAGCCTGAATACGTCTATCTCCGCATTAAGCCGAATAACTCTGTCCGGAATCAAGGCACTCATAAAGTAGCCCGGGCAATTGCCGCCCTGTATAGGTCCGTGCTGGCTAACGTCAAGATTGAAGAGCACAAACTGATTAAAGCATTGGGCCGGGAATTCGTACTCGGCACCCGGTACCGATACACGATGCCGGCTAAGGTGGCCTATTATATTTACATGGAGCAGCGGAAGGTTGAATTCTATTTCATCGTGCCGCGACAGCACTTGGCGTTCTTGCGAGAGAAGTTGTCGGACGTGTGGGGGCAGGTAACGATCGAGGAGGTTCCGGAGCTCCCGGGATTCAGTCCGGCCGCGACTCGGTATGAATTGGTGTATGAGAAGGAGGATGCACTCAGTACTGCCACCGATCGCCGGAACAATGATCTACTGGTCAGCAATCTGAACGCCGTGGAGCTGCTGGAGGAAGGTGATAAGCTGGCTGTGCTATATAATTTCATCCCGACTGCTCAACTTAGCTGGCGGCACCTTTACAAGGCTACGATCGACAAGGTTAATCGCCGGTTGCCGGTGGACCGGGATAAGATGGGTGGATGGTTCCTGTTCCGATATCTGATCGCGGCAGGGAATGCGGTCTTTAAAGAAATTGCAGAATCGCTCGGAGGGAAAGGGTCATCTTCGGCCGGTGGGGATTATATGGATGCGCTGCTTGATCGTTTGAACGGCGCGCGCCGGATCAGCGAGAGCACATCTAAGAAGGCGACTAGCACAGTTATTGATACGCAGATCGTTGTAATGGCGGAGAGCGATGATAAACTCCGGGAGCGTAACGCGGCGCGCAGCCTGGCACAGTCATTCGATACTGTTTCGGACGACAACCGGCTGCTGTATAAGCCATACCGGCGACAATTCCACTTTACGGACCGCTACCTGCCGGGAGCGTCCAAGAACAAGGTTGGAGATCAGGAGGCGCAGAACTTCATTGCTCTGGCCGGCCGCGATGTGCTCGAGCGATATAACTTCATTGATCGCGTAGAGACGCAGGAAACGCAGGTCCCGGACGATCTAAAGCAAGGCGTCATGTGCATCGGGACCAACACTTATCGCGGTCATGAGCAGGCTGCATACCTATCGAGCGACCGAGAATTCCAGAACCTTACGACAGTTCTTATTGGTCCGACTCGCGCGGGTAAGTCAACGCTGATCGGAAACCTAAGCCGCGATGCGATTAACGCCGGCGAGTGTGTTATCATCTTCGATTTCGTTGGCCAATGCGAATTGAGTCGAGAAGTAGATGCTGTAATTCCACAGGATAAGGTGTTGGTCATAGAATGCGGCGCCGTCCGTAAGATGCAGGGAATCGGTTATAACGAGGTAGGAATCAGCGCGGATCCATTCGAAGCTTACGACAATGCGAAGAAGCAAACCACTCAGTTGATGACGCTGGTCAATTCGATCAATGCTGAGGAGAAGAAGCTATCAGCAAAGATGCAACGCTACCTCGTCAGCGCTTCGTTGGTCGCCTTTAGCAGCGGCGGCAGCGTTAGGGAAGTATTTGATTGCCTACAAGACCACGAGGTCCGTGAGCGCCTTATACGACTCGTTCCAAAAGTTCAAAGCGATAACCTACTCAAGTACATTCGCTGGCTCGGTGAACTAAATGAACTTGATAAGAGTGGAAAAATCGTTGGAACGAAGGACACAAATGTCGTTGGTATCATCGATCGGCTTAACCAATTGGAGCAGAATGCCTATATGGAGAGGATGCTTGATAAAGGAACGGCCGGAAACGTCGACCTGGTTAATGAAATGCAGAAGAACCAGCTGATCTGTATCCGGATGCCGTCGGATATGTTCAGCACAGACCAGGAGCGTGACGTCTACACGACTTACTGGAGCACTAAGATATGGCTGGCGCTGCAAATGAGGAGTAAGCGTCTCGGCGGCGACCGGAGCAAAATGGTGAAGGTTAATCTAGTCGTTGATGAGCTATATCAAGTCGAGCACACAGAGCAGTTCATGCGAAGCAAGCTCAGCCAATATGCCAAGTTCGGACTGAAGCCAATCATCTCAGCGCACTACCTTAACCAGATCCGGCACATCCGCGACGAGCTGCGGTCGGCCAATGCATCATATATGCTGATAGCCGGCTGTGACAAGAAGAATTACGACGAGCTCAAGAGTGAGCTTTATCCTTACCAGGAAGAGGATCTTCTTAAGCTGCCGCGATACCATAGCCTGAACCTGATCAAGAATAAAGATGGATATGCACGGTTTATTACCAAACTTCCTAGACCGGTGTGTTGAAGGTGTATCGAAATATGTGTCGAAATAGCTTAACTAAGATATTATTAATGGAGGTTAGAAATGATATCAGGTTTGGATGAACCTTATTGCACTGAGGAAGAAATGGAAGCGTATCGAAATTAACGGATGATGAACTCTGTAAGTATTTCAAAGGTAATAATGATTGGTTTGAGTCTAAAGAATTAGCGTTAGATAATATTTTATATGTCGATACCATGAAATACCTCGAGGAACATAAGAAATTATTTGAACCTGGTGAATTGGGTAGGTTGGTTATATATGAGATGGCAGTACGTTTCCATAAAGAGAAATCTCCTGGTTGATAAAAAACCAGGAGATTTTTTCGTTTTTATATTACATAACATGGGAACAAAGGATATAAGACGAATATTGTCGAATGGAGTGAATGTGAAAAAATACCTAAAAAAAATGAGAAAGTGTATTGCAAACAATACAGTGGAGGTGTTATATTTGTATTGCAAACAATACAGTTTGCCCTCAAAAGCAAGCAAGGAGGGAGCTGGTTAAGCATGAAAGATAATAAGATTTTCACAACTTATTCTTCCAGAGAAGCAGCGGAGTTATGGAGACTTTCAGAAAACACAGTGACGCAATGGTGTAATAGAGGAAGGTTTGAAGAATGGGAAGCAAGAAAATCAGCAAAAGTTTGGATCGTAACTAGAGAAGGAATGGTTCGCCTTACAGGCAGAGAGCCTGGAGGTAATGCTGAGGGGGATTAGAGGATGCTTGATTTTGTCTGGTTCATGCTCTTCTCGACAATTGAAGGCTTAGCAGTTTATGCATTTATGTTGTATATCTTTAGGTTTAAGTTAACTGACTACATCCTGCCGGTTTTAATCTTGATAGTGCTTATGAATCTACAGAGCTTTTACATGAGGGAAGACACACATTTCCCATTCGTTGTACCAGTCATCAACTTACTATTCTCAGTCCTGTTTATGAAGTATATTGTTCGAATGCCCTTGCTAGGATCTGTGGTATCAGCCGGGATCGGGTATGTAGCTTTCGGTTTAGTCCAACTATTAATTGCCTATTCATCCGGTGGATACTTATCGGTCGAACAAGTCCAGACGGTTGCGTACAAGGGTTACATCATACAGCTATTAACTGGAGTAATCGGCGTCTTGATCGCCCACACGCTTTACAAATTCGGAATTGGATTTGCGAATGACTTCGAGAAATACCGGTTCAAATGGGAAAGCAAGCTGGTCTTTATAACATGCATTTTATTCTGTCTGGCAATGGGTGTTGTGGTCTACATTGGGAACTTGTACATACTGCTTACCTTTTTCATAATCTCAATGATGATCTTCCTTTACTACGCAATGAGAAAGGAGCAAGAAGAAAGTGATAGTTAAAGCATTAGCAAACAAGATGGCAGTAGGGATAAAAAGCGCAGCCCCAGAACATCCGGCCAGCGTGGAGGTCCTGCGCTATTCCTTGATGATGATACTCAACCCAGTGTTTGCCGTATCGGGCGCGTTGCTGATCTCGCTATTCACCGGCCGGACCGCTGAGGTCGCAATCATCCTGGTATGTTTCGCCCTGCTGCGGCACGTATCCGGCGGAGTACACCTGAAGTCGACAGAAGCCTGCATCTTGGTAAGCGCCGGGGGAGCGACAATCCTTTCCTACATCACGTTGGATAACCAATGGACGCTTATCCTTAACATAGCAAGCTGCCTGTTGGTTCTGCTCTTTGCACCAAGTCGGCTGGAGAAAAGCACCTGGGTTCAAAAGCAATCCTACTCGAAGCTCCGGCTTATCGCGCTGTTGATCGTAGCGAGCAACTTCCTGATCCAATCGCCCGTGATGGTGGTTGCCTTCTTCACTCAAGCACTAACGTTGATTAAAAAATGAATAGGTGGGTTTTGTTATGAGCAATCGTTTTGATGACTTGATGGAACCAAAATCATTTTGGAAGTTAGCTGATTATATGCAAGCAATTGAGTTTGCTTTAGAAACTAACTGCGGTCCATCAGATAAAGAAAATTATGAAACAGAGGTTCGCCAATCCATTGTTAAAGTGAAAAAAGCAGTTTTGAACCTAGAAAGATTTTTAGAGACTAAATGAATATAAAAATCGAGAAGGTGGTGGTGACGATGTAGCAACTACCGCAGTGCCCCAACCCCTGTATAGAGAGAAGAGATATAAAAACACACATTTGAGAGGAAACGGTGAAACAAACATGAAAAAATTCACGTCTATCAAACACGCAGTATCAATGATCGCAGCTTCGGGCCTCATGATGGTAGCAGTTCTGGCAACGACAGTATCTCCACAAAGCTGGCTGCTGGTATACAGTGAGGACGCTCCTGAAGAACTTTTAAAGTAGGGGGATTGATTTAACCATGGTCACATTAACGGGAGATATAGCAGGAACAACGGGGTTGATTCCAACAAAGATTAGCGATGTAGACTATCTGGAGTACAATCGTAAACTTAAGCGTGTAATATTCCACATAGGCAACAAGACATACTTTGCTGCAGGCGATTTTTTGTACTGGGTCGACCTCATCCGGAATTCCGGCTATACAAACTTTATGATCGTGGATCGGAACAACGCAGTTAATTTGAACAACATTAAGGTGTTGGATCCGGTGTTCAAAAAAGCATACTTCGAGTATGATATTAAGGACAAGGTTAACGGCGGATGTTCAATGTCGTGGGACAAGTATAAAAAAGTTATCGAACTAATCGGGGTGCATAGCCCCAATGCTCATATCGTCAACAACCTATAGATTTAGGTAAAACCCCTACCTTCGGCTGGTAGGGGTTTTTGATTTGTGAATATTAGCATACTTAAAAAGAAAATGTTGTCGTTCTTTGTCGCATCGCTATAAAAAATTCAGTGCACTCAGTTTTTGTTTACTGTCCATTAAAATTACCTAATAATAATAAACAGATACAATTATTGTCTTCTAACCATTACCTATAGCTAAGGGGCCGAGCGGGGGAGAGCGAAAATTCGCAATCCGTTACGTTGACCAAGTGTAGAAATCATCCATTTTTTTATGGAGAATTACTGCACATGCTCTTAGAACATAAATGCTCATGGGCTTTCGATTATTCTCGTAATGGCTAATCATATTGGCTGATATCTCCAAGCCAAATTTTCTGACAAGCTCATACGATAAATCTTCCTGACTTAGTCCAGCCCGCATTCTATGTTCACGTAATCGGCACTCTCCCCGCTCGAGTGCCTTCATCTTTTCTCCTTTCTAATGCAGCATCATTCCATATATCTGGGGGCCATTCTTATGAGCGAATTCATCTACAAAGCAAAAACAAACAGTTTGTCAAACATCATTCAAAAGGGTGATTCTGTAAAAATTATCTTAACACAATCATATTGTAATGGTGACATTGTCGCTGTTGCAAGTGAAGAAGATATCTCTGTGATGGTCTTTAAGAAGGCCGAGGAAATGACGCCCGGAGATATACTAGTTATCGGTAAGGTCACTGCCATTATTAAACAAAAATAAAAACAGCCCGGGTTCGCCCCTGGGCTGTTTAGTATTAAAAAGTGATTACAACTTTCTTTAATTTTCCAATCACATATATGTTATTCTCCCCTGCCGTGCAAATGATCGGTGGGTAATTTGCGTTCTCCGACTGAAGGACAAGTGTCGTTCCTTGACGATAAACGCGCTTCAGGACAGCTTCTTCTCCGATTAATACTGCAGCTATTTCTCCGTCTTCAACCTCTTCTTGTTTGCGAATCAGCAGCAGGTCGCCGTCAAAAATGCGAGCTCCTTGCATACTGTCACCTTTAGCTCTCAAGTAGAAGTACTCTCCGCCATTGATCCATGAGCGAGGAGTCGATTCGTATCCTTCGATATATTCATATGCGATTTGTCCATTACCACAAGAAATTTTACCTACGACCGGCAAAGTAACGTTTTCGGATTCATCAACTTCGATACCCAGCTTTTCATAAGCTCCCTCTGTTAGTTGGAGGACTGTAACATCTAGAGCTGCAGCCAGAGCTTTAAGTCGTTCAGTATCGATTCTATGTTCACCTTGTTCGTATCGCTGAATTGTCTTTTTTGTGAGCCCAACTTTTTCAGCCAATACCTGAAGGCTGTAATTTCTCAAATCACGATACTTTTTTATGTTCGCGCCGGTTGCGGCGTAAAATTTTTTTGAACCCAATGCATCAGTCATTTTTAAAATCCCCTTCATTAATGGCTTGAAAACAGTATACCTCAGATAAGACACGTACATCAAGAAAAATAAATTTTCGTGTCTTTTATGGGTTGACGAAGGAAAATTGTGGTGCTATTCTGAGTGTGTCCTAAACGATACACGAATAAACGTTCGGCAGAGAGGCGGTGAACGGATGAAGATTTCGGTTAAGGCAGCACGAGTTAACGCAAACAAGAAAGCGCAAGAAGTAGCAGAGACGTTAGGTATTTCGATTACAACTTACTCGAGAAAAGAAAACGGACATGTTCGTTTCTATGCCGATGAAGTTGCGAAGCTAAGTCAGTTATTTAATGTGCCTTACGAAAATTTTTTTGAGGCGGGGTGTCTCGAAAAAGACACGATGTGATACTCCGCTAAACAAAGGAGGAATGATGACAAATGAATCAATCTTTGGTCTTCATGGGAAATGGACGTCCTGTTACAGACAGTTTGAAAATAGCTGAAGTGTTCGGCAAGGAGCATAAAAACGTATTGCGCGACATTGCAAACCTTGAATGCAGCCAAGAATTTTCACAGCTCAATTTTGAGCCGTCAGATTATACAAACGAACGTGGTAGGCCGTACACCAAATACCTCATCACACAAGACGGCTTTTCCTTCCTGGTCATGGGCTACACCGGCAAAGAAGCAGCTCGCTTCAAAGAAATGTACATAGGTGAGTTCAACCGGATGAAAGAAACGCTCAACAATCCACTGGCCGGACTTAGCCCGGAGCTGCAAGCGATCCTTATGATCGATAAGCGCACACAGGTAATCGAGCAGCGTATTGAGGAAGTGGATAAAAAAGTCGAGACGCGAATCACACTCACACAAGGCGAACAGCGCCGCATTCAAAAGGCAGTATCGAGCCGGGTCTACGACTTTACATCTGAAACCGCTGAACGAAGCGAATTGTTCCGGGAGTTGTATCGAGAGATCAAAGACCGCTGGGGTGTACCGAGTTACCGCGACATCTTGAGCAAGGATATGCCGGCCGTTCTGAAATACATTGACGCCTGGTCTGCATAGGAGGCGATTCGATGACCGGCTTCCAACGAGTAATGAACAAATGCCTACATTTCCTCCAGCTCGAAGAGCGCGCGAAAGCAGATCGTGATCCGGCCAGAGCAAAGCATGCCCGTAACATGTACCGATTCCATAAGCTGCAGCTCAACGCAATGCGGGTACGCCGTAACAAGCTGGCTGACCTCTACGAACAGCACGATCTACATAAGCAAGGAGTCAGCTTGGATGAATACGCAGAGCTCGTTGCCCTCAGCATGGAGTCTGTGGACGTCGAGGATATACGGTTTGCCAAACTTGAATCTGCCCGGCATTTAAAAAACCTGTACGATTTCAGGTTCAGTGGTGAGGTGCACGATGCCGCGGAATGTTGGTTAGAAAAAGAGATTTCTGATCTTCAACACGACATGGTCAGACACAAGCCTTTCGAGGATCATCGCGTGGCTATCGAAAAGCACTAAGTATGGATTTTGCGCACTTATGAGAGGGAGGGGAATCCGTGCCAACAAGTAAATGGATGGAAGGTTATAGGGGTCACTGGATTTGGCAATAAACGGGGAGCAATAGCGATTCATGGGATTTTAGTCGATAAGTGCGCCAAACATGAGTTTTGTGACCGATATAGCTGATTTCAGCAGGTCCTATTATTTTTTTGCCAAAATCGGGTTTTTAAGCCCGAAATCATGGTTTTTAGGAGGAATTCAGGTGGTTGAAAGAGAGCGGGTTATCCAATCGGTAACGGTTTATAAAGGCGAGATGGAGCAGACATTCGCTGTTGGTGAAGAGGTTGGCGGCGGCGTCATAATCGAGATCGTTGATAAAAGCACTCCAAACATTCCTAAGTTTGAATTTCTCGACGAAGATGGGCAGACGATCTTCGGAATAGAAAATCTGCCTTGTCAGGTTGAATGGATGACAATCGCGGTCGACGGTCCGGCAGAAGAGATTAATAAGGAGGATGTTCGCTAATGGCAAAGGTAAAAATTGAACTCGACTTAGATTGGATCTCTGAAGAAGGTGATCTTGACTCCACGATTAAAGATGCAGTAATTCAAAACCTTCAAGGGCGATTCCTGGCGAAGGTTGAGAAAGCAACAACTGAAATGCTTAATGCAAAGCTGGCTGAGGTTGCTGAAAAGGTAAGCGATGATTTTCTTGCTGGAATCATGAAAGAAAGGATTGAAACTGTACAAATCCCACACAAATCAAGTGAGTGGGGTTCATCGGTTGAAATGATGACTATTAGCGAGTATGTAGGCAAGCGGTATGAACGATTCTTGCGAGAAAAGGTGTTGGATGAAAAGGGCCACAAACCGGATTATTCAAGGGATGCAAAGTATTCAGTTCACGAGTATTTCGTGAACAAGTTCCTTGAAAAAGAGCTTGTTGGTAAAGTATCCGATCTCATTAAGAAGTCCCGCCAGGATGCGGAACAAACCATCATAAAAACCTTGGAATCAAACCTGAAGGCGCAATTATCTGCCGACATGATTAACCGGCTTAACATTCCTCAGATGCTTAAAAGCTTGCAGGAGAAAGCCGCTGAGATTGAACTGAATGGAGGTTCTAACTGATGCCAGTCATTCGCTTAATCCAAGAGCAGCTTATCAATTACGCCGGCATCAAAGACCGAACCATAACCTTTGGCAATGTAACTAATCTCTCCGGCAAGAACGGCGAGGGCAAATCATCAATCGGCGGCGCTCCGATCTGGATCCTGTTCGGTAAGGACCTGTACGGCAACGACTACACCAAGGATAAATATAGTCCGCGGCCGAGCAATTACAAATACGATCGGGTCTATGCTTCAATCCTTCTCTCAATCGACGGCACGGAGTATAAGTTCGCCCGGGAGATCGACGAGAAGAAGAAAAACAACTTCTATGTAAATGACATTCCGAAATCAGCGACCGATTTCTCCGCAGCGGTGGTAGCACTTATTACGCAAGACGAATTCATGTCCCTGTACTTCCCGGCTTACTTCTTCGGCCTGAAATGGACTGAGCAGCGCGAGTTATTAATGAAGGGCGCGACGGCTCCACTGACTAAAGCAGTTTTGAAGGAAATCGAGAAACTCTACGCCGACAAGCTCGAGCCGTTGCTGAAAAAGAACTCACTTTCCGACCTGGAAAGCAAGCACAAGCAAGATAAGACGCGGCTGGAGAAGGCGCACACCGAGGCTGGCGGGGCTACCAAGAAACTACGCGAGATGCTCGAAAGAATGCCAGCTGTAGAAGGTGAATTGACCGAATTGGAAACTCAGGCCGAGGCATTAAGAGTAGAGATTGCCAAGGAAGACGCTATTGTTGCGGCGGCATGGCAAACAAATACTAGTTACCGCGAATTGGAATCGGCGCTCTTCTACACACAACACGAAGTGGACTCTTCAAAAGCTGCATGGCCTGCACTGAAAGATGAAGCTATAAATGATACTTGCCGAACTTGTGCGCAGCCACTTCAAGAAGATGCAATTAAAGCTGTAATAGCTGACAAAGAAAAGCGTATCGCGGCCTACAGATCTAAACACAGCAATTTGCAATCAATCCGTGATGAAGCGAAAGCTGCACTAGCAGCTGCGAAATGGGTTGATGTTACTGAACGACAGGCAAATGTGCGTGCTCTTGAAGATCAACGTGACCTTATCACTGAAAAAATTAGAGCACACAAAGATAGAGCGCGATTTGAAGTGGAGTTGCAACAGTCCGAAGAAACCGAAGCCACAACGCTTATCAGCCTCCGGGAATCAACGCTGATCCTTGATGCGATCAAGGCCTACAAGGCCAAGGAAGCGGAGTTGCAGGCTGCCGAGATTCAATCCAACTTCACACGGTTGTCGGTCCGGCTGTTCAAATACGTGAAATCAAACGATGCATATGAGCCAGATTTCAGCATCCAGATGGACGGCAAGGATTACGCTTTCCTCTCGACCGGAGAAAAGATCGCCGCGGGGCTGGAACTGGCAGAGGTGCTGCACAAGCAATCTGGAATCATTGCACCGGTCTTCATCGATAACGTTGGAGAGTATACCGGACCAATCACAGCATACGACCAGGTCATCACCGGCCGGGCGGTACCCGAGCAAACATTGCAAATTGAAGTAGATGGGGTGATTCAATGATCGAAGTTATAAAAATCCCGACATGGCGGCAAGTACAGCCTGATGGTGATTGTATCGTCTTCCGACGTGTCGAGGGTAGCAACTGCATCACAATGGCATTCCCTTTCCATGAAGATACACAGAACTTTGATCTGCATGTTACGGACGTGATGAACATTGTATCTGCTTTAAACAGACTGATTGATGTAAAGCTTTTAGAACTACCAAAACAAGAGGAGGCATTATTCCCATATGACAAATAACAACAAAGCAGTTCAAGCAATCGATACGCAGGCGCTCGTCGGCAACTTCAACCAAACTGAGCTTGAAACACTAAAGGCGACAATCGCCAAGGGCACGACTAACGAGCAGTTCGCTCTCTTCGTTCAAACTTGCGCGCGCAGCGGACTCAACCCTTTCCTAAACCAAATCTACTGCATTGTCTACAACGGCAAGGACGGCCCGGTAATGAGTATTCAGATTGCCGTCGAAGGTATCGTCTCCTTGGCAAAGCGGCACCCACAGTACGGCGGATTCATTGCTTCTGAGGTTAAAGAGCATGACGAATTCGAGATTGACGTTGTATCCGGCGTACCGGTTCACAAGATTACATCTTTGCAACGTGGCAAAACAATCGGTGCTTACTGTGTGGCTTACCGGACAGATGCTCCGAACATCGCCGTCATTATTACGAATGATCAAGTCGACCACCTGCTTAAAGGCCGTAACGGTCAGATGTGGAAGGATTACTTCGACGATATGATCGTGAAGCATGCAATCAAGCGCGCGTTTAAGCGCCAGTACGGCATTGAAGTTGCTGAGGATGAATCGGTTGGACCGGAAACAGCAGCATCTCCTTCGCCTTACGAACGCCGCGACATTACATCTGAAGTCAACGCGACAGCCGAACCAGCTCCAGCAATCGAAGCTCCGCCAGCTGCGCAAGCAAACGAGATAGCTATCGTCAAGGCAGACATCGTGCGGGCTTTCCGGAAGCTTGGAGTTGATAACAAAGAAGATCAGCAACGAATCTTGGCGACTGAATACAAAGCAAAAGGCGATGCACATACGCTGGCCGAACTGAAAGGCATTCACAAAGCGTTGCTGCTCAAAATCGAAGAGATGGACGCTGCAGGCGACGATCTGGAGTAAGCCATGAATAATGATTACGAGCTTCGTGGCGATATTACAGCTATTTTCTTAAACTACAAGGGCCAACGATATGAAACGTTAATTGATACCGCTGACCTTGATCAGTTATTAGAACTTCCAGTTAGTTGGCATCCATGGAAAAACAGGAGAAACGGACAATTATACGCACATGGGCATTTTTATAAACGTGCAGGAAGGGGACACACGCCTTCACTCCACAGACAGTTGTTGAACAATCCTGCCAGAATGTTTGTTGATCATATAAACCACGACACATTGGATAACCGAAGAGTCAATTTAAGGGTAGTGACAAATGCCCAAAATTTGCAGAATCGAAAAGGAGTTCCAAGTCATAACACTAGCGGTTATCGCGGAGTGAGCTTTGAAAAGGAAAGCGGCAAGTTCAAGGCATATATAAGAATTGACAACAAGCTACACAATTTAGGCAGATATGAAAGCGCGGAGGAAGCTGCTCGGGTAGCCTTCTTAGCACGACGAGAACGAATGCCTTATTGCAACGAGGAGGTTCCATGTTCGAAGTAAAAGTTCACGCTACTGGGTCTGACGGGAATTGTTTATCCATCAGCAACGGCCGCATCACAATCCTGGTAGATGTCGGGCTGCCGAAGACTAAGGTCGAAAAGATCATCTTGGCGGCCGGGATTGATCCAACGAAGATTCACTCGATATACGTGACCCACGAACATCAGGATCACGCTCGTGGCCTTGCATTCGCCGACAAATACAAGATCCCGGTCTACGCCAGCGAAGGCACGCTGAAAGCCCTCGAACGGCTGGACAGCGGTCGGATCATGTACCATGGAAAGTCACTCTGCTTCGACGCTTTCGACCTGGAGAAGCACATGTTCGTGACAGCCTTTAACGTCTCACACGACGCATACGAGCCTCTTGGCTTCGTGGTGCAAGGAAAGGACTGCAAGGTCAGCGTGATGATGGATACGGGCTGCGTGACCGACGAGATGCTGCACTACATGGCTAACAGCGATATCTATGTGTTCGAGTGTAATCATGATATCGACATGGTCGTCAACGGCGAATACCCGGCTGCAACGAAAAGCCGAATACTTGCTGACACCGGGCATCTATCAAATGATGCGGCAGCCGAGGCGCTAGCAAAACTGATTAAAGGACGCGGTGAACAGATCCTGCTTACACATATGTCGAGCAACAACAACATGCCGGCAATCGCAGAAGGAACGGTTAAACGGGCGCTCCGGGCGCAGGGATTCAAAGCAGGCGAACATTATCATTTGGAGGTGCAATAAATGAGCAAGTTGACATCTGAAAAGCTTAAAAATATCACACTATTCGCTGGTCGTTATGTAGAAGTCAGATGGTTACTAGAACATATTAAAGCTCTTGATCTTGAACTGAAGATTGCAAAGGAAGATGAAGAAAGAGCAGTATCTGCTGCGGATCGCTTGACGGAGAATGTGGCGCAGCTGCATATGGAGAAGCAGGAGCTTCAGAATCTAGTGAACGCATTGAGAGCGCCCGTTGTGCTCCCGAAAGAGGTAGCGGAAGCGTTGGAGCATTGCAAGGATAGATATACACCGGAACAGTTAGCCTATTACGCGGTTCAGTCACCAACATATCCTTACGGTTCGAAAACGCCAGAATTATGCACTTTGAGAGATCACGCGAATAAGTTCCATACACTAGACCTCGTCAATGCAATTCAATTCGGCTACACCGTAGAAGAACCAGTCGATCACAAGGAACGCCTGCGGGTCGATATAGAGCGTCTTGTAACGACCTGGGACCGAACACTTCCGAAGTCAACATTGGTCAGAGATATCGACGAACGGCTGAACGACTACTTTCAAGAAATCGCGAAATGAACGTTGGTGAGCTGTTATGGCAAAGCCGCAGAAGGAAAATGGCTATACGCCGATAGCGCATGAAATACTCGATGAGATTTGCTTCCGGAAATTCAATGCCACGCAGCTTCGCATCATCATGAAGGTTTGGCGCCTGACCTACGGATACAACCGGAAGGACCACGATTTTTCAAACTCCTTCCTCCAGATGACGACCGGGATATCGGAGGCTAGCATCAAGCGAGAGGTTACCGCACTCATCAAGAGTAAGGTCCTGAAGGTAACGAAGCAAGCGACGAGTACGGAAGCCCGGAAAGTTTCTTTCAATAAAGATTACGAGCAATGGGACATCCCGAAAAGTGGTGATTATCAAATGGAAGAATACGACCTGTTCGGGGTATCAGAAATGATCCCTCAAGATGAATCTCGGGGTATCAGAAATGATCCCTCAGAAGTATCAGATCTGATACCTCAAAGCGGGGTTTTGAGTGATCAGATTCGATCCCCATATAAAGAAATAAAGATCTTAAAGAAAAGTATTAAAGAAAAGGAGAGTATGTTCGAAAACTTCTGGTCTGTTTATCCAAGAAGAGTGTCCAGACAACAAGCTCTAATAACCTGGAATAAGCACTGTAAAGATCCTAACTTCGACCCTGATCTTGTTATCGCTAATACAGTGAATTTTACAGAGACCCATAAGCTCATTCAGACCAAACCGAACTTTATCCTTCATGCTTCCACTTATCTGAACCAAAAGCGTTATGAAGATTATCCAACCGTAGATCCAGAAGGGATAGCAGCCAGCAATAATAAATTCGATTCCAACCTAGATTTTCTTAAAAACCAATTAGGAGGTGGCGGACCTGAACAGGGAACAAGTTATCCTGCTCTTGGCGAAGGCAACCGCGGCCTACCCGAATAAGTCCCCGGACTTCAACCGCAATCCACAGGTATTCAATCTCTGGGTGGAACGTCTGGCAAATGTGGACGGAGATACTGCGCTGGCCAACTTGAACCGGCACATCGATACAAGCAATTTCTTTCCGGACATTGCAGACATCGTGAAAAAGCAAGGACCCGATCTTCCAGCTATATCGAAGCAGCAGGCTGAAGAGCAAATGATCCTGTTGCAAGGCTGGTCATCCAGCAACAAACCTCCGCCTGAGGGATATTGGGAGAGTGTTCGGAAGAAGATTGGAGGCAGCCGCAATGATGCAACAGAAGAATGATGTCCTAGGCATCCTGGGCATCGAGGAGCCCCGGGATATAGAAGCAGAGCAGGCTGTAATTGGAGCGATCATCTTAAACCCGGATGCACTTGAGCAAGCGAAGGAGCGTCTGGGAGTCGGTGAGTGGCACGACCAAAGCCATGCTAGGATTTATCGAGGCATGATGAAGCTGTATGACGATGGTACGCCGGTAGACATCAGGACATTGACAGCGTACCTGCAGGACTCTGATGAATTAAGTCAAATCGGCGGTGTGTCGTACCTCTCTCGTTTAGTCTCAGCCGTCCCAACGGCCGCTAACACGGAGTATTACATCAAGCGAGTCAAAGATATGTACCTGCGTCGAGAAGCCATATACGGCTCTCTGGACCTTCTGAAGCAAGCTGCTGAGGCGACTGACTTAAAAGGGTTCACGGCAATGGCCGAAGCGATTGGAACGAAGCTCACCGATGAAGCAACTCCGGCAAGAGAGTTCGTAACGATGAAGTCCGCCCTGATGGAAGTCTGGGAGGATGCGGAGAAAAATTACGCAAACCGCGAGAACAACCGGGGTATCACCGGACTGTCGTCAGGGTTTGAGGACCTGGATAAGATGACAGCTGGCTTTCAAAAGTCCGACCTGATTATCATCGCTGCCCGGCCGTCAGTCGGTAAAACGGCTTTTGCTCTCAACATTGCCCAGAACATCGGCGTCCGCCTGAAAGAGACCGTTGCAATTTTCAGTCTTGAGATGAGTGCGAAGCAATTGGTTCAGAGGATGATCTCTTCTGAAGGCAACATCGAAGGCGAGAAGCTGAAGACAGGTTACTTCGAAGGCGACGATTGGGAGAAGATGAGTTTCGCGGTTGCTGAATTAGCAAAAGCAAATATCTTTATCGATGACACCCCGGGCATTACTGTTCGAGAGATCAGGGCGAAATGCCGAAAGCTTAAAAAGGAAAAAGGGCTTGGACTTATCCTGATCGATTATTTGCAACTCATTCAAGGCCGCGGCGGAGACAATCGGCAGCAAGAGGTCTCGGATATCTCCCGAACGCTTAAAGAGATCGCCCGGGAGCTGGAAGTACCAGTCATCGCATTATCCCAGTTGAGCCGGAAGGTTGAGGAACGTAAAGATAAACGTCCGATGATGTCGGACCTCCGGGAATCCGGATCTATAGAGCAAGACGCTGATATCGTTGGATTCTTGTACAGGGATGATTACTACGATAAGGAATCCGAGAAGAAGAACATCATTGAGATTATTCTTGCAAAGCAGCGGAATGGTCCGGTCGGCACGGTAGAACTCGCAATGTTGAAGAAATATGGTAAGCTGTTGAATTTGGAACGAGCATAGGAGGCTGAATGGTATGAAAAAGTCTTTTCACATTCGACTCGCTGAACTTACCAAGAAACGCAACTCATCCATACCACTGACCGACGAAGAGCTTGACGAAATTCGGATCTGCGAGCACCAAAACGAAACATACATCAACTCATGCATGGATCTGCTCACGCTGATAGACGCTGCATTAATCGTCGGCGATAAAGAGTGGGTGGAATCACTGCTTGGAAAGCTCAGGCAGCTTCAAGACGATCCTCACCAAACGAAGGTGAAGTAAATGGGGAAACGAAAGCCAATCCAAAAGTCGCAGCCTATGACGTCGAATCCGGATCCTTATTTTCAGGACACTCCATGGGAGATTGTACTTGACGATAAGGGGCGAGTGCTCGGGGAGATATTCACGCTGCCGGCTAGAATGACCAGGAGGGAATATGGGGAAAGAGATCAAGGCTCTAAGCAAGCGTCAAAAAGATGCGCTGGAGTTCATCCAAGAGTATCAAGCTAAGAATGGATATGCTCCAACAATTCGAGAGGTAGGAACGGGACTCGGTTTAAAATCCTCCTCAACGATTCATGCAATAATGGCACGCCTGCAGCAGAAAGGCTATCTGGTTCGCGAAGGCAAGTCGCCGCGGGCGCTCCGGGCGGCAGAAGTACAGAGGCCGGACGTAGCGACAATGAAGCGGCATGACCAAATGCTTGTGGCGGTCTTCAGAGAATTGCGAGAGGCGGTGGGCGACTGATGGTCCGATTTGTTGGAATCGACCCAGCGACAAAGACGGGTGTCGTCGCTCTAAACGAAAGAGGCGACGTGGTCCTTGAAGTTGAGCTGAAGGGCGCCGGAAAAGCGGAGAAGGGCGGCATTACGATCGCGCAGCTCGTGGACCTCGAGAACCAGTTGTACCAGATCATTGAGCCCGGCGATGAGACAGTAATTGAGCAAGCGGCAGCAGGCACACAGAAGGGCATAACAACCGGAATGGTCCACGGAGGATTGCGCTCAATCATTCACCGTAAAGGCTTGGTATACCACGAGATCAATCCTCTTCAGACGAAGAAGTATGTGGGCGTTACCGGCTGGAAAGGTGAGGCAGGCAGCAAGGTCCGGCTGAAGGATAAGGAAAAGAAAGAGGCCGTGGGAAAAGCGGTGCAGGAGTTGTTCGGATACCGGCATAAGAGCGATAACGTAGTTGATGCTTACATCATCGCCCGGGCAGCATGGAACCTTTATCTTCTTCGCGAATATAAGCCGCTGGTTGACACGCTGCCGTTCCAAGTTGAAGTCATTCAAGGAATACTCGATAAAGCAAAATAACCGCGCACACGCTCGGTGAAGGGCCTCATGCTGATATATAACCGAACATATGTGCGTGAAAAGGTGGTGGATATGGCTATGAAGCAACTCAATTGGCGTTCAGCAACTAGAGAGCAACTCGTGAATATCGCAATCATTGATACCGGCGCTCCCCTTGAACACCGGATCGCTGCTCAAGCCGAGTTGAAAAGAAGGGCTCGCATTCGGCATGCAAGACTGAATCAGAAGATCAAGGCGGTGCTGCCACGATGAAGGATCATTCTCCCCGTCAGAAGCACAAACCATTGCCACGTGAGAAGCGAGATAAAACGCCAGCCAACGGACCTGTGAGCAGCCGGCAGTGGACAGAAGAAGAACAGCAGCGGGTCTCATCAGCTCCGGCGCCAAAAAGGAAGCAGCCGTTCGTTTGGAGGAAGAAGTCATGAACCCATTAATAAACATGAGGAGGAACTTTCAATGAAAAACACATTAGGCGATCTGAACAATCATCTATTCGCGCAGTTGGAGCGCTTGTCTGACGAGGAGCTAACAGGCGAGAAACTGGTCGAGGAAATATCCCGGGCCAAGGCAGTCTCAGGCATTGCATCGCAGATTATTTCAAATGGTTCACTTGTCTTAGAAGCAAGAAAGCTTGTGGAAAATAGTATGAGCGCGGATTTTGCAGTCCCTAAAATGCTGGAGGGCTAAGTCGTGGTATTGCGATTCACTCCGGAACAGAAAGAATATATCCGATCCAATTACGAGGGTAAAAGCAATACGGAGTTAACAGCCAGCTTTAACGAATTCTTCGGATTGGATATGGATGTTATTAAAATAAAAACATTCAAGAAAAACAACAGATTAAACAGTGGTTTGACTGGTAGATTTGGTGTTGAACGTAAACCGACGGGGATCCAATACAAGAATGGTCATATGCCGCATAACTCGCATCCGGTTGGAACTGAAAAAGTTAACGGCCACGGGTATGTAGAAGTGAAAATTGCAGATCCGAAGTACTGGAAGCCGAAACATGTTCTTGTTTGGGAAGAACATCATCAGAAACAAGTGCCAGATGGTCATGTGGTTATATTCGGAGATGGCGACAACCGTAACTTTACTCCAGATAATTTATTACTTGTTACGAGAGGACAGCTCGTCATGATGAATACAAAAGGACTTATTAAAAATGATGTCGATCTGACAAGAACAGGTATTATCTTGGCTGATATAGGACTTAAAATCAATCAACTTAAAAATAAACGTCGAGGTGGAGGAAAAGTATGAGTGAAATCACTTTGGAGCAGTTGTATGAAATGCAGAAGGCACTAGACGCTCGGATCATCAAGGAGAAAGGCTTGGAGGGTCAGGATCTGCTGCCGGATACGGTGCTGGCACTACAGGTGGAACTTGGCGAGCTGGCAAACGAATGGCGCGGATTTAAGCATTGGAGCACTGATCGGGCGCCGAGGCGGGAAAAAATGCTTGTGGAATATGTAGATTGCGTCCATTTCTTCCTGTCGTATGCACTGCAAGAAGGCATCCCATTTGAGGAGTTGCAGGATACTGTAATAACTCTTGAAGGTGAAACGGCATCTGTATTCATCGACATCATTACAGCAGTAGGGTTGATGGAATTCGACTCGGGTAAGTTTTATGAAGCATGGTACGACTTTTCAGCTCTCGGAACATTGCGCCTCGACTTTACTTGGGAACAAATCGTTGACGCATACATGGCCAAAAACAAAACCAATCATGATCGCCAGGCGAACGGGTACTGATCATGAAGCAGCTCCTTCGAGAACTGATAGTCGATAACTTCGCCGGCGGCGGTGGGGCAAGCACAGGAATTGAACTGGCGATCGGGCGAAGCGTCGATGTAGCGATTAATCATGATCCAGCAGCCATAGCGATGCACAAGGCAAACCATCCGGACACAGAGCATTATTGCGAGTCGGTATGGGATGTCGATCCGCGACAGGTAGCCCGGGGGCAACAAGTGGCACTGTGCTGGCTCTCACCGGATTGCAAGCACTTCAGTAAGGCGAAAGGCGGAAAGCCAAAGGAGAAAGGTATCCGTGGTCTAGCGTGGGTAGCAGTTCGTTGGGCGGCAACGGTCCGGCCGCGGGTTATCATGCTGGAGAACGTTGAGGAATTCAAAACGTGGGGGCCGCTGCTTAAGGACGGCATGCCAGATCCGGATAAGAAGGGCAAGACATTCAAGGCATTCATAAATGCCCTGAAACGGCAAGGATATGAAGTTGATTATCGGGAGCTCCGGGCATGCGATTACGGAGCGCCGACAATTCGAAAGCGATTCTTTCTAGTTGCCCGGTGTGACGGCAAGCCGATTGTCTGGCCGAAGCCAACCCACGGGGACCCGAACAGCATTGAGGTAAAAAAGGGGCTGCTAAAACCGTGGCGGACGGCCGGGGAAATTATTGATTGGTCGCTTGAGTGCATGAGCATCTTCGAACGGAAGAAGCCGCTGGCTGAGAACACCATGCGCCGGATCGCGCGGGGAATTCATAAGTTCGTACTTAACAACCCAAACCCATTTGTCATCAAGGTTAATCATCAAGGCGAAATGTTTAGAGGGCAACAAATTAGCGAACCTTTGCAAACGGTGACGGCAAAGAACGGATGGGGCATCGTCACTCCGTATATAGCTCGGATCGGGCAGACCGGATTCGGCGGAGATCGACTGTCATACGAGATGGATACTCCGCTAACGACGGTAACAACAAAGGCAGAGCACCTTCTAATCCAGCCCAAAATGGTAGCTGCATTCCTTGCTCAGTATCACAGCGAAACGGCCAGTCACGATGCCCGCGGGCAAGAGCTTGATCGTCCGATTCTGACCCTCGATACATCGAACCGATACGGCCTAGTTGCTGCTCACCTTGCTCGTCACTTTGGAGAATCGGTTGGCAGCTCGGCGGATGATCCAGTTGGCACTGTAACCGCCGGCGGTGGAGGAAAGACTTCGCTCGTAACAAGTCATCTGATCAAGATGAAGGGAACGAACATCGGACAGCCGATAACAGACCCGGTACAAACCATTACTGCCGGCGGGCTACACTTTGGCGAGGTTCGCGCCTTCTTGATGAAATACTACGGCACCGGCGAAGGACAGGAAATCAGCGAGCCGCTGCACACTATACCGACAAAAGATCGTTTCGGACTCGTGACAGTACACGGCCAGGATTACGCGATCGTAGATATCGGCATGCGGATGCTGGAGCCTCACGAGTTGTTCGCGGCACAGGGGTTCCCGGAGGAATACATCATTTCCAAGGATGCAGACGGCAAGCAGTATCCGAAATCTGCACAGGTAGCCCGCTGCGGAAACTCGGTACCGCCGCCGTTCGCGGAGCATCTGGTAAGGGCGAACCTGCCGGAGCTTTGCAAGGATGTACCGTATGGCGGAGAACATCAGCTCGAGCTGCAGTTGGTGTAACGAAATGAATTGGTGGTGTATGCAATGGAAGATGAATTTAAGCCATATGAATCGATCGAACAATGTGCTAACTGTTTCTTCCGTAAGTTTTGCGAGACATGCGATCTGCCGGATTGTTCGGGCGAAGACTACGTATCAGAATGAATACGGAAGGACATGAGGTGATAAAACGATGATTCTGCACGGAGATTGCCGTACCGTAATGGCCAGCATGGAGCCTGAGCAGTTTCATACTTGCGTAACATCACCGCCCTATTGGGGGTTGCGGGATTACGGGATACCAGGTAGCGACTGGCCTGAGGTCACCTATACGCCAATGGCCGGGCTGCCGCAAGTTACGGTTCCGGCTTGGAACGGATGCCTCGGTCTGGAACCAACGCCGGAAATGTTCGTCGCTCACAGCGTCCTGGTATTCAGGGAAGTGTGGCGTCTGCTGCGGCCAGAAGGGACGCTTTGGATGAATTATGGTGATAGTTACGCTAAGTCCGGTTTGTCAGGAATGGGAGATCCCACGATAGGTGAGCGGAATTTAGGTGGAATGAAGGCTATTGCCAAATCTATTCCAATTGGTCTAAAACCTAAGGATCTAATAGGAATCCCTTGGCGAGTGGCTTTCGCTCTACAGGCAGATGGATGGTATCTGCGGATGGATAATATCTGGAACAAACCAAACTGCATGCCTGAGAGTGTAAAGGATCGTCCGACAAAGGCTCACGAATACATGTTTCTGCTTAGCAAGTCAGATCGCTATTACTATGACGCTGAGGCAATCAAAGAGCAGATGAACGATTCAAGCATAGCAAGGCTTTCGCAGGATGTTGAGAACCAGCAAGGGTCAGACAGAGCTAATGGCGGAAGCAAAAAAGGTATGAAGGCAGTTGGCAAGGCTTATAGCTTTGCTCGGAATGTGAATGAAGGCAAAGTACCAGGACAAGTAAAGCAACATCGGACTGATCGTGAAGATGTTGAATATTACGGAACGAGGAATAAACGGTCGGTTTGGACAGTGGCCACTGCTCAATTCACTGAAGCACATTTCGCCACGTTCCCCGAGAAACTAATCGAACCATGTATTCTGGCCGGGGCGCCGGTTGACGGGAAAGTGCTTGATCCGTTCGGAGGATCCGGAACAACGTTAAAGGTTGCGCTGGAGAATAACCGTGAATGCACTATCATCGAGCTCGGTGAGCAGTATGTCGAGATTGCAGAACGGCGGACGGCAACGCTGCAGCCGAAGTTATGCTTCTGAATAATGAATTACCTAATAACAACATGCAGCGGCCGTCAAACTGGCGAGCTGACGGCAAACTGCTGTTTATGAACCGAACATATGTGCGGGAAGGAGGGGCGAAATGGTAAAACTCACTACAAAGCAATGGGAGCTCGTTAAGGTGGTTCAAGCAAATCCGGGCATCAAATTCAGACTCATGCTCGAATTAACTGGGTTCACTGGAAAACGGGTAAGTGCATTTTCGGACTTAGCTAAAACCTTGGTGGACCGCGACATCCTTAGACGGACCGGTAACAAGAGGCATTATCAATTTTATATAGCAGAGGGGTTCGATCTCGATTCGGTTGTTACATCCGATCCTGCGCCAGGCATGAAGAAACCTGATGAGAATGATCCACTGATTCAAGAGGCGCTAGAGATAAGCCTTTCAGATGAGCAAATCACTTATCTGAAGAGCAACAATCATCTTCCGCGTAGGCAGTTGGCCGAAAAGCTTGGCATCAGCAAACTCGCGTTAAATCTTTTCTTGATCAAGTTAAACCAAAACTAAAATCCGAGAGGGGCAAATCTCATGTTTGCAAATATCAAAGCTAAACTCCTGAAAGTAGATCTTCGTAAAGGTGGCAAGAAAGTGTTCGTTTTTGAATCATCCGTTCGTATGAGTGCCGGCGAGCTCGATGCTATCGCTGAAATGATCGACACTGACGTAAACCTCGGCCTCGATGCTCAAGTTATCAGTTACCGGATCCAACGCAACGCTGCTACGAATGAACCGGTTGTTACCTACAAGGTCGATGACAAAGGCGTTGTTAGCGAGATTAAAGAAGCTGGTCAGCAAGCTGAAATGCAATTGGATGGAGTTCCGCCAGTCAAACACCAGATCGTCGAGGAAGAGGCAGAGCTGTCGCGCAGTGTCGTGAACGAATTCATACTCAGCGGACTGGCTCCAAGCTATTCTGACCTCGAATACGACTTCAATAAGATCATGGATCGATACACGAATGGCGAAAGCTATCTCCGGATCGCTTCGGACCTTGACTTATCGAGCGGCAGACTGGCTGAGTTACTTGAAGAATATAGCCGACGCGTTGCTCCTCTGGCAGCCAAGTGGCATGAATGGCGGGAAGGGCAGACGAAGGCAGTCGACGAGGTGATTGAAAAGTCGTTGAACAAACCGGAAGAACAGCAGTCTTCGGACGCGAAAGAGGAATCCCAGGAGGAAGAAGCTAGCGATCAAGAACCTCAAGAAGTGAGCGAGTCGAGAGAAGACAGCGACGACCTCGAGGACTAA